TCACCGGCATCGGGGCCACCGCTGCAAGCCCTGATGTGACCGGCTGGGTCGAAGTAGTGGCGCAGCAGTTGGCGAACTTCAACATCCCCAGGCTTGGCAGATTCAAGACACGCGGCGACTGGTTCTATCTGGCGAACACCACGGGCTCGGCAAACCAGAACGTGCTGATCCCGAACATGGGCAGCACGACGGGGTACAGCCCTGGTGTCTGGATTCAAGACGGCACAGGCGGCGCAGCCACCTACACCTGGGCCGCCGGGGTCGTGACCGTGGCCTTCCCGGCACATGTGTTTGTGGTCGGCAATGAGGTAGACCTGAACTTCACCACTGGCGGCGCGCAGGACACGGAGCACCACACCTACCGCATTCGGTCGGTGACGGCTGACGCCTTCACGGTGTTCCTGCCCGGCTCGGGCGCGGGCGGCGACTGCAACATCGAGTCTTACGACTTCTACTCGGCCCTCTACGCCGCTGGGATGACCACCACCAACTTCGGCACAGATGTCCGAAGCAAAGTCGTGCTGATGAACACCGATGCGTCCATCACCATCGGGCACAACGGCACCACAGCGGTGGGCTTTGTGCCTGCTGCGGCACGCAAGATCAGAATCCCGAACGTGCTGCTGCGCCAATGCACCACCGGCGCGCGGGCGACCAACGCCATCCCGCACCCAACATTGGCCACGCGACCCGACTTCACGACCACGAACGCAGGCGTGATCGACATGGAGTTCACCTTTGGCGACTGGTTCCTGTCGTTCAGCCAGCCGTTTGGGGTGTATCTGCGCCACGTTGCAACCCACGACAGCATTGCGATTTCCGAGTGCGCGTCGCCATTGGAATTGAGCGACGGTGGCACGGGCACCAGCGCGGGCCTCAGCTCTGCCAACCTCACCCTGACCTCCTGCTTCTCCGGTGGCGAAATCTATTCGTGGATCGGGGCCGGGTTTTCAAACGCCATCAGTCAGGTCAACGTCAATTTCTGCATCGGGCAAACCTTCTCCGCCTGCCGTTTCGGCGTGTGGACCTATGCCCGCTCAGCAACCAGATATGCCATTGCCATCAGCCAAAGCTCGGACATCACGGTGGCTGATTGCGGCGCTCTGAACGCAACGAACAACATCAACACGTCGTTCAACATCAACTTCCTGCGCTACGACCACTGCGACCGTTATGTCGGCGCGACCAACGCGACCACTGGCCTGTTCACCTTCACCATCAGCAACAGTTGCGTGGGGGTTGTGATTGACGGCACCAGCTTTGGGTTCAAGGGCGCGATCGCCAACGCGCACCCCTACAACGGCTTGGTCTCTTGCGCGGCCTCATCGAACATCAAAATCCGCAACCTGGGAGCGCGTGACGCGATCCTCGACGGCGGCTCTGCCAACTTCTCGAACTGCATCTACTCCGACGGCGGCAACAACGTCGATGTGAAGGTGCAGCGGTGCTACATGCAGCCGACCCGCACTGGCGCGCACCTGTTGACCAACTCGTCCAAGAACATTCTGCTGGAGGACGTTTACGGCGACTTCACCGACCTGATGAACGTGGCCGCGCTGAACTGTCTTGTGCGTGGCGGCGGCGGGCGTAACGGCGTCGCCGGGCAAGCCTCGGTCTACGGCACCCACTTCGGCGGGGCCTTTGATTCCGACACCACGGGGCGCATGTGGCTGGCGCTGAACGAGCCCACCGCCGAGACCCTGCAATTCACCAGTCGCCTGTTCTCCGCAGGTTCGGGCTTCACCTCTGCTGGTGGCTTGTCGCTCGCCACGGTTGACGACTTCTTCATTTGCGAGATGCAGGAGAGCAGGCTCCAGACCACCGGTTTTGCCAACATCGCGCCCACCATCACCGGCACCAACACAGGCAACCACCTGTTCGAGTACCAGCTTGACACCGGCTCAGGTTACGGCGCTTGGCAGACGCTCAACGCCGCGAACCTCTCTGCTGAGACCATCCTGCCAAGCGTGGGCTACAAGCTCAAATTCCGCATCACCTGCGTGACCGCGAACAACGCGAACCTGATCACATACGTGCGCTGCGACACGACATCGACGCTGGCCGCCCAGGTGGGCAACCTGTACCCGCTCGACACCGGCACGGTGTCGATCAGCGGGCTGGTTGCAGGCTCGCGCGTCGTGGCCAAGCGCATCTCTGACGGCTTGGTGGTGGCCAATCAGGCCGAGGTGGGAGGCACCGTGCTGTTCTCCACAGATCAAATTGTCCCGCTGTCCATCGAAGCCAGAAAGGCCAGCGCGGCGCCGTTCTACATCCCCTGGCAAACTCAGATCACACCCGTGGCCGACGCCACCGTCAGTGCCGTGGCGCTGCAACAACTCGATCAATAAGGACGAACACCATGGCCATCGGCGACGACTTCTCGGTAGCGCTCAACGGCGACATTCGCCACACCTCTGGCACGACGGTGTACTCCGTCCTGGCAATCCACGAGTGGCTGCAAGACCTGGCCGACGACGCCAGCGTCTCCACGTCTGGCGACAACCTCAGCATCTTGACGGCCAACCCGTCCAAGCTGGACGGCCCGCGCTCGGCCATCAAGCCCATGCTGCTCAACCTGCTGAACGGCTACAACATCGACGACACAGCGGCGCGGTTCATCAACTTCGGCTCGATCCAGCAGGCCGGCACCGACACGCTCTACACCGGGCTGAAGACCATCGGCTCTCCGCTGGTGGCCGCGTCTCCGATGTACGTGGTGCAGAACAACGCCAAGCTCACGACCTACTGGCCAGACGGGCACATTCAGATCATGGTGAAGGGCAGAGAGGCGGCCGCCGTGATCGACAGTGGGGACGTGCGGGTGTTCTCGCGCAAATTTGGCCAGACCTATGGCGACTTTGCCGCCAACCTTGTGGCTGGCGGCGAGCAGCCAGCGGCCATCTCGACCCAGACCACCGCCGACTGGACCACGCTGAGTCTTGCGGACGCCCTGGCTTTGACGGGGGTCACGATCGCCACGGGCGACACGAACCAGGACACGGGAGATGGCAGCGGCTCGAAGCTCTACAAAGGCACCATCACGCTCTCCGGCGGGCGCACGATTGCCGAGGTTGCGCAGTATTGCCAAGCCATCTGCGACGAGGCCAGCGTCATCACCATCAACGGCACCCCCGGCTGGCGCTACCGTGCGCTGGAAGCTGCGTACACGCCCAACGGGGCCGCGCCGTTTGGCGTCGTTGCCGGTGGGAAGTGGTTTGTCGCGCAAGGCTGGTACGTCGCGGGGGCCAGCGCGGCAGACCTCCAGCGGTATCAGATGGTCTCGCATGATGGCACCACCGTCACCAACCCCGTGGTGGCTGGCATCAGCATCGGAGGCCTCACGATCGGCGCTCGGGTGCTGGTCGGGCGCAACTTGGGGACTGGCTTTCTGACAAACGAATACACGCTGAGCGCCGCGACAACCGCTGGCGGCAACACATGCGTGATCACCCAAGCGGTCAAGGCCGACACCCCGCCGACCGGCTACATCCGCGTCAACAGCATCCCCTACGAGTACACCGCCGTGAACGTGGCGACCCGCACCTTCACGATCAGCGGCACCTGGGGGCAAGTCCATGCCGCCGCTTCTCCGGCCTGGGTGCCGTTCCTCGACAAAGTGGTGACCAACGCTACCGAGAGTTCGGCGAGCTACACCTACTTGAGTGATTTCACGGCGCGACTCAAGGTCCGCAAGGGCGGCACCGGGGGCTCTCTCCAGCCTTTCGAGACAACCTTCACCGCTGGGTCCAGCGCAACCAATGGCACCAACGCCATTGCCACCGCCGACGAGTAATGACAATCTCCATCGACTGGCAAAACCGGCTGGTGCTGTCCACGGTCAGCATCGGCGACATTGTTGCCCACGCTACCACCCTGCGCGATTTTGAGGAAAGCGCGGAGGGCATCTTGTACCCGCCGATCATCACGTACAAGGTCATGACTCTGGGGGGCGGTGCGTTCTTCCCTGCGGTCGATTACATCAACGGCTACCGGCTCAGTTTCCCCAACGCTGGCAACTACACGGTGACGGGAAACATCGGCGCAGCCATCGTGCCAGCCGCCGGGGTGTTTGTGGACCGGACCACATCTGCTGCGTTTGCGACGGTTGCAGGTTCGGGAGGGGGAGGTGGCGGTGGACTCACCCCGGAACAGGCTGCTCAGCTTGCCGCCTTGGCGGCGCTGCTGCCCAAAGTCAAGCAAGACACCGGGCTGATTCCGGCGCTGATTTGACGTCTCCAAAGTAGCGCATCGGTAGCAGGGGGCTCGACCCGCTGGAACCCGCGCCGTTACTGGGCTGCAACTGGACTCGACGGATTGCAAATCCGTTTTAGCCCGGTTCGACTCCGGGTCGCGCCTCCAAAATTCCCTTGTAAATCAAGGATGTAGTGAGAGTTGGGGAGTTGGCGGTGATTCGCTGATTCCCCAAAGTTCGCTAGGAATAGGCCACAAATCGGTACCAGACGGTAGCATGCTACCGCTCGACGGACCCACCGATCCGTCAAGGTCAGTTGGGTCTGGCCCATCCAGTTCCAGCTTTTTGGCCCTGTAGGCTGCTGCGGCTTCTTCCTGCGTGTCGAAGACGCCGATGTAGATGCGCTTCCCGTTTCGGAAGATGCGGGAGAGAAAGGCGCCGTAACCCATCAAGGTCACGCCCTGGGATCCGGTGCGGCTGTTGCGGTAGGCTTCACGCTTGTTCTGGCTGTTGGCCGCCGGTGTGGCATCGCGCAGGTTGATCAGGCGGTTATCGGACTTGACACCATTGATGTGGTCGATCTCATGCACTGGCCAATCGCCATGTGCCAGCGCCCAGGCGACGCGGTGGTGCCTGTAGGCTTTGCCCTGGAACTTGATAATTAGGTAGCCTCTTGGGCTCTTAAACCCCACCGGGCGCCCCCTGCGCTCCCCTGTAGTCCTCGTGATCACGCCCGTCCTGGGGTTGTAGTGGAATGCCGCAGCTAGCTCGCCGGGCGTGGCCTGCTCTGTTTTCATTGTGGTTCCTATGCCTCTTGAGGGGCGTTTGTGGAGAACCAGACTTGCAGACAAATTGCCACTGGTAAAGACCCTGAGCCAGAGCGAACCTAGCCCAGGGAGCCAAAGCTCGCCAGGAGTCGCTGCGGAGATGCCAGAAGTCGGTGCGAGTCGGCACCGCTCTGTGTAACTTTTTGTGAGTCCGTCGGCTCGGGTACGATCGGACCCCACTCAAGGAGCCCGACATGGCCAGCATTCAGCCGCGAGCCGGCAGGTTCCAGCTGCGCGTCAAGCACGCCCTGCTGCCCAAGCCTTTTTTCTGGACGTTCGACACGCACGACGAAGCGCATGCCTACGGTGTGCAGCTGGAGGGCATGCTCGCGCGCGGCGTCGTGCCGCTGGAGATGGCGCAGGACACCGCGCGCCCGGCAATGAGCGCGAAGCTGGTCAAGGTCATCGACGGCTACATCACCCACGCCACGCCCAGCCAGTCCGATATCGACCTGCTGCCCACGGTGCGCAAGGAGCTTGGCCAGATGAGCCTGGCCGATGCGACTTACGCATGGGTCGAGGCGTGGGTGAAGGGCATGAAGGCCGACGCCAACCTTGCCCCCGGCAGCATCAGGAAACGAGTCGGCGCGCTGGCGCGCGTGGTGGACTGGCACCACCGGCGCACGACCGGGCGCGACCAGGTGAACCCGTTTCGGTTGCTGCCCCGTGGCTACAGCGCCTACGGCGCGCGCGACGCGCCGGTGGCCAGGGTCGATGTGGCGCGGGACCGGCGCCTGCTGGCGGCCGAGGAGTCGGCGGTGAAGTTGGCGTTGTCGGGGAGCAAGGCGCAGGGGCGCGAGCGCGCGCTGGCCGTGGACCCGGCCTTCGAGCTGCTGTTCGACCTGATCGTCGACACCGGCCTGCGCCTGTTCGAGGCCTACCGGATGGATGTGCGGGATGTGGACCTTGTCGCTGGCGTGCTGCGGGTCTCTGGTTCCAAGGGTTGGCGGGGTGCCGCGAAGCCGCGAGTGGTGCCGCTAAAGCCGGCACTGCGCGCGCGGCTCGTTGTCTGGTGTGATGGGAGGGTGGGCCTGCTGTTCCCGTACTGGGACGGGAGCGCCGAGGGCCGGCGCAAGGCCACGTCGAATCTGTCATCGAGGTTCTCGACGCTGTTCGACTATGCCGGGGTGAAGGATTTCACCGAGCACGATCTGAGGCACGAGGCAGCGTGCCGCTGGTTTGAGCTGCGAGGCCCCGACGGGCGCTGGGTGTTCAGCGACGTCGAGACCTGCAGGATCATGGGGTGGGCCAACCTGGGGATGGCTATGCGCTACGCCTCGATCAGGGGCGAGGACCTTGTCGCTCGGCTGGCCTCGGCGATGCCTCGGTGACTGCAGGCAGCCGGCGGTAAACAAATGAGGCCCAGGAGGTCGTGCTCTCGAACGGGTAGTACATTCGGCGCTCCACCCACTCCAGCCAGACCCAATCATTTCTGTCGCCGGGCGCCACTTGGTCTACAGGGTGCCAGGCGAACCACTTGACCCATGGCTGGGGCCCTGTCGGGGGTCTGCAGCTCCACTTCATGGCAGCGACACCGGCCAGTGCTCTGTCAGCTCAACCACCAGCGCGCGAGAAACCTGGGCCCGGGCGCAGGGGCCCATCAACAAGGACACCAGCTGCCACTCGGTCAGGTCGTCCAGCAGCAGGCCGATGCGATCGTCCACCGCCCGGTGGGTGTTGGGCCAGGTGCCTGTGAGCTTGGCCCACATGGCGCCGAGCCTGCGCAGCCGGCGGCACGCGACCCCGTCGGCCGCGCAGGCGTCGCGAAACTCCTTGTCGAGCTGATCCGCCTTTGCCTGCATGGCGGCGACCAGATCGCCCACGCGGACCTCAACCAATGGCGCGCTCATGATTGGCTCCAGAGGACCGGAGGCCGTGAGCGAGAGAAACGCGCGACCACTTCTTCGGTGAGCGCTGTGGCGGGGCGGTCAAGCACCGGGCGGCCACCGAGCCGCACCGGGCGAGGGCTGCTCGATGCCGCGTCTGCGCGAAACGCCGCCTCAATGCGGGCTCGCTCGTTCAGCGCATCGACGGTGGCAAGTCTGGGGAAGACCCAGCCACCGTCCCCGAACTTCAGGCCGGGCAGTTCGCCTGTGCGGGCGCGCTCCTCGATCGTGGTGGTGGCGCAGCCGAGCAACTCGGCAAGCTCTTGCGTGGTGTAAATGTCTTGGTTCATGACGGGTGTTCCGTTCTTGTTGTTGTTGTTGTTGTTGTTTTCCCGCCACTTACACTGGTGGGCGGGGAGGTACCGGGTTCTTTTCTGGGCGTGAAATGGGCCCGTAACGCAGGCGGCTGGCAGCCGCCGAGACAAGCTGGTGGAGCAGGTCGTGGGCCAGCGCCACCACCAGGACAAAGGCGATCCAGGCAAGGGTGAGGATCAGCCAGGTGTGGTCAGGGGCCTTGTCGAGAAGGGCGAGGAGGTTGCTCACGACTTACCTCCGACAGGTTCAACCGACATGCACAGGATCTGGACCCACTGGCGCTCCAGGTGCGCCGAGTCGCGGGCCGTGTCGTCGCCCCAGATCACCGTAACGACCTCACCCCAAACTTCACCGTCTCGCAGCAGAAGGGTGTCGCCCACGCGGGGGACGTGGTGCCAGGTGGTACGCATGGCAAACCGCTTGCCGTCAAGGTAGATGTCAATGACGGGCGCCGTCACTTGCCCAGTCTCCGCAAAGTATCTTTCAACTCGTTGATGTAGTTGTCCCTCGCCAGGATCTCCCGCTCGTTGTTCTCAATTACCGTTTTCACGAAATCCCTTACCAGCCCCGTGCTCCAGTAAGCGAGCGCGGCGCTGCAGACGCAAATGATGGTGGCCGATGCCACAAAAAGTGCCAGTGTGTTGTTGCTCACAGCGACACCTCCACCTTCACGTTCCCCAGGTGGGTGAAGCGCACACCCGAGGCGCGGGCTTCCACAAAGGTGTCGACATCGACCGATGTCGGGGTGAGGCCAAACTCGCGCCTGAAATCCTTCAGCAGAGTGCGGATGTCGGCCTCCAGTTGAAGCCGGGCAGCACCCAACTCGCCAGTGGTCCACGCTGGCGACTTCGGTACGAAATCTCCGGTTTTCTCTTCGTTGCTCATCTTCAATCTCCCAGTTGAATGACGTGATCAGCGAAGCTGGCGCTCAGCTGGTCGTGAGTGGCGGCGATCACCTGCGTGAAGCCGCAGGACGCCACGAAGCCCAGCAGGTTGCCGGTGCGGTTCTCGTCCATCGCTGCGCACGGCTCGTCGAGCAGCAAGAACGGTGTGTTGGGCAGGAAGGTTTTGACCAGCGCCACGCGGATGGCAAGGCCGAGGGCGTCTTTGGTGGAGCCCGACAACGACGTGATCGGGTGGCCATCCACCTTGAAGCCGTCGCTGTCTTTGCCCACCCTGGACTTCTCGCCCCGGATCTCGCTGAAGTACCCGCCGACGGCGCTCAGCACGATGTTCCAGAGCTTGTCTGCGATCACCGGGCGCGCGGCGCGCACCTTCTTCAGCAGCCCGTTGTTGAGCGCCAAAGCGGCGACCTCCAGCTTGCGCTGGGCGATGTGAGCCTTGACGCGATCGACGCGCGCCAGCGCGGCTGTGTAGCGCTGCTGCAGGCTGACCATCTCGGCCTGCACGCGGGCCGCCTCGGACTTGGCCTCGCTCACCGCGCGCTCGGCGTCGCGGCTCTCGGTGCGCAGGCTGTCGCGCGCGGTGCGCAGGCCCTCGACGTCAGCGGTTGGGGCGTCGTGCAGCTCGTCTTCAGCAGTTCGGACCGCTGCCATCACGCCGTCGGCGCGCGCGTTGATCTCGGCATACCGATCCTGGGCAAGCTGCTCCTGGCGCCTGGTCTTCGCCATGGCTGCGAGCGTGGTGGCGATTTCGGCGAGCCTGTCCTTCGCCTTTGTCAGCGACTCCTCGCTCAAGCCCGTCCAGCGAAAGTGTGGGGGCAACAAGTCATCCTCGCGCTCCACGCACTGGGGCAGCGGGAAGTCCAGCGCTGCGCTGAGTTTCACGAGGTCCTGGAGCCTCGCGGCCTCTGCCTTCTGCTCGGTCTGCGCGGACGTGTGCAGGTCGAAGTCTGACTCCTGCGCCGCAATCTCCACCTGCACCTGGGCGTTCTTCTTGGCCACCTCGGGCAAATCGCTGAAGTCCTGGCCACAGAAGCCGCAGGTGCCACTGGAGAGCTGGCTTGCGAGGCTGGCCAGGGCCACTCGAATGTCTGAGATATGCTGGGTGTGGTTGACCACTGCACAGGCGGCGGCGGCGGCGGCGGCGCGCAGCGCGGTGAGCGACCCGGCCACACGTTCACCCGCGTAGCGCACCAGCAACGGCTGCGCGCGCTTCAATTCGGCGAGCGCTTCAGGCGCGCGGCTCAACTGCTGAGCCTCCTTCTCCAGGGCCTCCTGGCTCTCGGCAAACGCGGCGCGCTGGTTGGCTGCGGATCGAGCGTCTTCCCGGTCAACCTGGAAGCGCTCGGCGACGCGCTTGGCGCTGGCCAGGTTGCCCTCCAGGCGCTCGCGGGCTGCCACGGTAGCCTGGCCTGCTTCCAGCGCCACCTGCGCCGCCTGGTAGGCTGTCTCCAAGCGGGCCGCAGCCTTCTCGGCGCCGACAACGCCAGCGGCCAACTTCAGGATCCGCTCGGGCATGCCAGCCAGGTCAGGCTCCACCGCCTCGGCCTGCGCGTCGACAAGGTCGCTCTCCAGCTGGGCGATCGCGCTCTCGGCGCCGACCGCACTGCCCAGTGGGAGCTTCTCCTGGATCAACTCGATCAGGTCGTCGAGCTGGCTGAACTCGGCAAGTCGCTCGATCAGTTCGGTGGTGGCCTTGGTGCCTGCTTCCAGCGCGCCGCGGATTTCGCCCTGGGACGCCATGGTGAGTTTGGCGGCGGCGGCGGCGTCCACGCGCAGCAGCTTGGCAGCGAAGTTGGTGACCTCGGTCTGGCCGGTGACGCTGCCGCCGGCGTAGACGATCTCGGCGCCGGACTTGCCGCGCTTGACGAGGTACTCGACGCCCTCGATGTCCAGCGTGAGCTCGACCTTGAGGGAGCCGGTGGGCTCGCCCCAGGTGACCACGCCGTCGAGCGTGTCGCGCAGCGCCTTGGCGCCGAACAGGGCGTAGCCGATGGACTCGGCCACGCTGGTCTTGCCGATTTCGTTGCGTCCGCGCAACACTGACAGGCCGGCGCCGAAGTTGACGGTGCGGCTTTCGTGCTGGCGGAAGTTGGTGAGTTTCAGGGTCTTGATCATGTCGTTCAATCAGATGGCCACCGGCGCGGCGATGGCGGGTTGTGGGTTGTACCCTCCGAGCAGCACGTCCTCGAACGAGTAGTCGAAGATTGACGCCGCAGGGCGAAGGGCGAGGGTTGGGTACGGGCTGCCCTGCCTGCTCAGCTGCTCCCTCACCTGCTCGTGGTGGTTGCTGTAGATGTGGCAGTCGCCGCCGGTCCAGACGAATTGCCCGACTTGCAGGCCACACTGCTGCGCCACCATGTGGGTGAGCAACGCGTAACTGGCGATGTTGAAGGGCACCCCCAGGAACATGTCAGCGCTTCGCTGGTAGAGCTGGCAGCTGAGCTTGCCCTTGGACACGAAGAACTGGAACAGGCAGTGGCAAGGCGCCAGCGCCATCTTGGGCAGGTCCGCAACATTCCACGCGCTCACAACGAGGCGGCGGCTGTTCGGGTTGGCTTTGATTTCGTTGATCACCCAGGAGATCTGGTCGATCACCTCGCCGTCGCTGCCCTTCCACGAGCGCCACTGCGCGCCGTAGATAGGGCCGAGATTGCCAAACATGTCGGACCAGGCGTCCCAGATGTGCACGCCCTTGGCCACGAGCTCGTGGTTGTTGGTGCAACCCCGCAGCATCCACAGCAGCTCCTCGACGAGCCCCCGCATGAATACCTTCTTCGTCGTGATGAGGGGGAAGCCCTCGGCAAGGTCCCATCTCAGCTGCATGCCGAACAGGCCTCGCGTGCCTGTGCCTGTGCGGTCACCACGGTCGTCGCCGTGGTCCATGATGTTGTTGAGGGCGATTTCGTATTGGTAGTCGTAGTTCAAGTCATTTCCTTCTCGGCCAACAAGGCCCGTACGATGGCGCTCTCGCGCTCATCAAGTTGTTCCAGCAAAAGCGCCATGATGTCCACGGTGCGGACGTCTTCGATGCTGTCTTCCAGATCCCCCAAGCCCTCGGCCTGCTCGATGTGCACGGCGTTGGTGACGACGAAGGACTGGCTGCGCTGACGAAACGCGGCAATGGCGCGCACGACAGCGGGGGCCTCGTCGCGGGTGGCCTCACCTTCGACACGGATGAAGCCGCGGCCCTCCTCGATGACCTCGGCCAGTTCCTTCCAGTCGACCCGGGCGAACCAGCCGTCCTCGTCGTCGACGGACCAGGTTTGGGTGAACCGGTGCCCACCGTCCTCAAGGATCAGCGCGCGCTTGGTGCCCGCTCGCTGGCCGTCGCCGTGAGACATGCAATCCGAAACACTTGAGGGCACCTGATTGCCTACGATGATCACGCTGCCGCCCAGTAGCTCACGACCCTGGTGCTCGTGGCCCAGCACCATCGTGATGCCCCGGGCCTTGAGTGCCTTGGCCTGCTCACGGGATAAATTCAGGGAGTTGTCGGCGTCGCAGGCGAAGGGTGAGTCGAAATTGCAGTGCAGCAGCAGGTACTTCATGCCTTCGGGCACCTGCGTGAGCTCATGGTCAAAGATGTCTTGGTTCCTGACGTGGCTGATCACGTAGATGCCCTCCTTGACTTGACAGCCGCCCTGCAGGTAGCGCACCCGTTCCCCAAAGCGCGCCTGTAGCAGCCGGGCCATGAGCTCGAAGCTGGACAGGTTCTCGCTGTTCTTGCTCAGACAGTGGTTGCCTGGAACAAGGTGGACGCGCCGGTCCCCCGCAGCCAGCCAGTCAGAGATGATCTGATGGGTCCTGAATAGGTCAATCAGCGGGATGCTGTAGGTATCAAAGAGGTCGCCGTTTATGAGCACCTCGTCGGCCAGCAGCAGGTGCTCGGCGAACTTCTGCAGCAGGTACTCCCTGACCTGCTCGGCGCTCGTGTGGGTGGTGCCCCCGCTGCGGATGACGCCGATGTGTGTGTCTGAGATTACGAGCACTTTGAGCCCCTTCCAAATAAAATTTCGTGAGGGCTGAGGCCCAGGCTGAACCTGTAGCAGGCCTGCTTGTAGCCGACCCCTAGTTCTTCACACCAAACAACCAGGGGCCTTAGCTCCCCCAGGTACTCAAGTCTCCTGGTTGTGCGCTTGTTGCGCGCCTGCTCCAGCCCCGTTGCCCACCGCACGTTCCCAGGCCAGTAGCCCCGATCGTTTTCAATGCGGTCCAACGAAAGGTCGGGCCCTGGTGGCTCCCCAACCCCGGCAAGAAATGCCTCGAAGGAGTTGAACCACGTGGGGTCCATGTCTATTCCCCTCGCTCCGTAGCTCTCGTGCTTCGGGTTGCGGGGGTTAGAGACCCGGGTCTTGGCGTTTCTCCAAGTTCGGTAGACCTTGTCTCCGTGGTCTTTGCCGTGAGTCCTGCGCAGGTCAGCACCCGCGTCGTGCGACTTACCCGCAGCTCCCCGGCACCCACAGGAGCGGCTAGCCCCCTTACGAAGGTCCTGGACCCGCACCTGCCTGAGCGTCCCGCACCGACACACGGCCGAGCACCTCGTCGAAAGACCTGGCACGCGCGCCAGCACTGTCCACGCCCCGAAAACAGCCCCATCTAGGTTCTCCAGTGTTCGTTTCGTCATGTCAGGTTCCTTTTCCTTTCAAATGTTTCTCGAGCCGCCAGCGCGGCCGCCGCCGAGGCGGCAGCGCGGCGTTCTTCTGTTTCCACCTGGGCCATCTCGACAAGCTTTGCGCGGGGCAGCTTGCGGCGGTCTTGGCACCCGGGGCACATGTAGCGCACCGAGGTGTCGACAGCAGATAAGACCCTGCGAAAACCCTCGTCGGGGCGGATGTTGCGGCAGTAGGCGCAGTGGCGCTCCTTCATGCGAACAGCCCCGAACTTGCCCAGTTCAGGGCCTCGATCGGGGTCTCGAAGGTGGGGATCGGCTCCAGGTTCCAGGAGCCTTTGTCGCCGTTGGCGTCAAGCCATCGGACTGACACTGCGCGGTACCTCTTGATCGTGCTGTGGTAGACCACCACGAAGCACCTGCCGCCAGAGAGGCGCCTGCGGCGCATCGCAGGGAGCTGCGTGATCTTGGGGCGGGCAATCCGAAACTCGTGCTCGGTCTCTTTCGCCTCGATCAGGCCGTGGTGCGCCTGCAGGGAGTACTGGTCGTCAAAATCGTTGATGAAGAACTCGAAGTCCGCCGCCGCCGCCTTGATGATCCGGCCCGCTGCCTTGCTGTCGACCAGCCGGTTGAACTCGCGGTCCATGCGCTGGCCCTGCCAAGTGGCCAGCGCTTTCGCGACGGCATCCTCGGTGGGCTTGCCCCGGTTGGCCTTGTTGCCTGTGCGCTTGAAAGTGACCATGGGTCACCTCCAGCCGCTGGCTTGGCTCAGCGACGCTGCAAGCACCTTGACTCGGGTGCAGCCGCATGAGCGGGACTGGTTGTGTCTGAGCGCTTGCTCTTTGACCCAGCGGGTGCTGCCGCACTCGCAAATGCAAAGCCAGCGCCGGTCTTGACTGGTGCTGGCTTCGTTGTGCTTGATGAGCCGCCAAAGGCCCTTGACTTTGTCGGGGGCGAGTTCGCCCGTACCCAGAGGCGGGCGCCCCTGCTTTTTTGCGTGGATGTCCATCGCATGCCCTCGGTTTTTATTGTTGTTCTATCGGGACCGCTCACCGATCTTTGTCGGTGAGGGCTGGCACTATACCGCGAAAACCTTGTTGATGGCCTCCTGAATTTTCTGCTCGTCGGGCACTTCGCCGACCTCGATCAGGTTGCCGAAGTTGCGCCCGATCTCGATCGACGAGACGATCGGGATCTTCATCCCGGCGTAGGGCTGGACCATGCAGGCATGGAACAACTTGGTGAACTCCACTGCCTGATCCTTGTGGACCGAGGCCACGCATTCGTCGTGGACCGGGAAGTAGAAGCAAGCGTCGAACCTGCCGGTGAACAGCCCGGCGCGCCACATCGAGGCCATGGCCAGTTTGCTCTGCTCGGCGCAACTGGCCTGGATGTAGTGGTTGCTGGCTTGGCGGGCGGCCGCTGCGCGCTCCCAACTGTTTTCGGAGTTCAGCGGAGCCTGCAGGTGGCGCCGCGCACCCATCATCGACACCGCGTAGCCAACCTCGGCCGTCCGATCCTCGACCACCTTCTTCCAGACCTCGATGCCCGGGAACGCCTTGTCCTTCGCGTTCAGGAAGTTCTGGGCGGTCTCCTCGTCGACCATCAGCTGCTGCGCGATGTTCATCGCCTGCGCCCCGTACTGGGACGCGAAGTTCACCGTCTTGCTGGAGCCGCGCAGCTCCTTGGCCTTGGTCTTGGCGTCCTTGTTCTCGGAGGCCAGCATGGCCAGGAACTCGTCGTAGGTCACCGGGGCGTCCCACAGGTAGAGCGAAGCTTGCACCGCGGTCAGGCTGTGCACATCAAGCAGGTTGTCGCCCACGTAGCAAGCGGTCAGCGCGGCGTCGCCGCTCTGCTCGGCAAGGTTGCGCAGCTCCTGTCCACTGAAGTCACACGCCACGACAACGGCATTCTTGTGGTGCGGCAAAATGATCTCGCGAAACTCGGCGCCCTCGCCCCGCGAAGGCAGCTGCTGCACGTTCGGGGCGCTGGACGAGTAGCGCCGCGTCACCGCCTCGGACTGGTTCAGCGACGAGTGGATGCGCCCGTCGCGCCAGTGCCCGATGACCTTGTAGGTCTTGTAGAAAAGGCTGCGACGCGTCATCACCGACTTGATGGCGCCGAATGCGGTGAGCACAGCGCGCTCCTCGTCACCGAGGCTGTCCTTGGCCAGGGCGTAGGCCACGGCCGAGTCGTCGGTGGAGGCCTTGCTGATGAGCGCCTCGCGCTCCTCGTCCAGCAGTGGCCTCAAAGTCACCGACTTGCCCCGGGAGTCTTTGCCGCTCACAGGTTCCGTGATCGAGAACAGGTCGACTTTGAGGTCGCGCGCCCGGCGCATCTTGTTGAACGCCTCCTTCATGTCTTCGTTCGTTTCGCGCTGCTTGTCCGTCATCTTGTTGACGATGCGGGGCACCGCGCCGACGACGTGATACAGCAGGTTCTGGATCTGTTTCGGGGACCCGAAGTTGATCTTGGGCTCGCCAGTGAAGTTGTCCTTGATCATCCGGTTGATCGCGTCCACATCACCCTGCTCGACAGCGGCGGCAAGCACGCTGGCCGTGGCGTTGTCGGGAAACTGCTCGCGCATGTCAAACGCCATTGCGTTGAGCTTGCGCTTCTTGGTGGTGAACTCTGCGTCCAGCAGCACGCTGGCTGCCAGCTTGACGTCGGAAGGCTCAAGGGGCGCCTCGAACTCGGGGCGCACAGTGCCTTCCCAACCCTTGGCCATGAGGTAGGCCCGCATCACCCCCCAGCCGTCGGCGTAGCGCTCGTCGTCCTTCAGTTCCATCTCGCGCAGCTTGGGCAGCGAGATCGGCACGCCCTGAACAAAGGCAAGCGTGGTGAGGTACTCGGGGAGCGTCTCGACTTCGAGGTAGGTGTCCCAGGTGCCCTCGATCTCCATCACCAGCTTGTAGTAGTGGTGCAGCGCGGCGGTGCAGATGGTGTCGTCGCAGCCGTAGTCGAAGACGTGCTCGGCGGTGAGTGCGTCCATCTTGTGGCGGCGGTCCTCCCAGCGCTGGGTGGTCTCCAGGAACTGCACCACGCCGTCAGCGTCCACGCCGTTGGGCATGGTGTCGATGACCTGGTCGTATTCCCGAACGAAGCGCCCACCGGTGAGCGTGCCCAGGGGACCGCTCACCGTGGTGACCTTCTCGAAGGTCTGCTGCTCGTAGCCCAGGTGCAGCTTGGAGCGGTGCTTCAGGCCTTTGGGGTGGTTCTCGTCGACGTAGCTGGCACCGATCTTGGTGTCCAGCGCGTTGGGGATGAAGCCGCTCCAGCCGTTGTCGGCCCACTTGTCGCCCCAGGTGCGGTACAGCACGCTGAACTCGAAGTTGCGGTTCTGGATGACGATGTGCTTGGTCTGGGGGATCAGCTCGACCACGGCGCGGCACTGGTCGACCGTGATGTTGTCGCTGTCCTTGTGGTTCACGGCCATGTAGACCGTGTGCTGCAGGTTGTCGCCGAAGGTGAGCGACATGCCGCACAGCTCGTGGCCCAGCACATCGATGCGCTCACGATCGGACTCGGTGGCGGCCTTCATGCGGTCGATCCACTCGTCGGACTCCTCGCCCTCGGCGGTCTCGATGTCCAGCGCGACAAAGGGCGCGGCGTGGATGCCCTTGGGCAGGCGGGCCACCACGACCTCGTAGTTGGACGCGGTGACCAGGGTCTTGGTGCCGTACTTCATGCGCAGGTCGTGCACCCGCAGTTCTTCTGGCACGTCGGCCCACTGCGTCACCATGCCGGGCGTGATCTGCAGCGGCGCGCGCATCGTGTTGACCTCGTCGATGTGCAGGCGGGCCACGACCCAGGATGCGGTGACGGTGTCTTTGTTCTCCAGCACCGTCCTCAGCTTGGGCATGTCCGCCAGGCTCTCGGCAAGCTCGTGCAGGGTGCCTGCCTCGATCATGCGCTGCATCTCGTCCAGGCCCTCCAGGCCGAAGGTGGCGACGAACTGGATGAAGGCTGCGTCGCCGAAGCCCTTGGCGCCCGGGATCTTGTCGGAGGTGTCACCGACCAGGGCCTTGTAGTGGGTGATGTAGCGGTGGGGGAACGGGCCGCACGGGTTCTTGTTCAGCTCCTTCAGGCGCCAGACGTCGGTGTTGTCGTCGTGCAGCACGCACAGATCGCCGTCGGAAGTGACGACGGTGTTGCGCTCGCCTCGCAGGTGCCGGCAAAGGTAGCCGATCACGTCGTCTGCCTCCATGCGTGGCTGCTGCACCACGGTGGCGCCGAGGTGGTACAGGGCTTTGGTGACCATGTCACGGGCAAGGTTCAGCTGCTCGCTGACCTCGGGCGCCTTGTCGCGCCCCAGCTTGTAGCCTGCCAGGTAGTTGCGGCGCATCTGCTTGGCGTTGGCGCCGTCCCACACGACGATGGTGTTGATGGGCTGCAGGCCGAACTCCCCCAACGCCGCGACGTACTTGTCGAAGAAACCTTCGAAGCCGTAGCCGGCGCTGTTGACCTGGACCTGCTTGCCGTCCGCGCCGGTGATGACGCGGCCGAACTCTTTGTCCTCGCCCCTGAGCAGGGCCTCATTGAGCAAACTGTTGGCATCTATGATCAATCGCATTTCTGTTCCTCTTTCATGTTGACTTGGGTGCCGGCGGTGAACACGCGGCGCTGCCCGGCATAGGGCAGGGTGCGTGGCTCAAGCCACGCCGGGTAGCTGCCCTCTGCTGTGGGCTCGACGCTCAGGAACGTGCTGAGTTGGTAGGTTGGGGTGCGCGAGCTTTTGTGCACCGCGACCTCTCCCGATGCGACCCTCTGCGCCAACCACCCGAAGACGAAGTGGCGGCTCACGCTCTTGCCGGTGACGGCGGCGATCAGGCCCGCCCTTGTCTTGGGGGTGCGCAGCAGCGCGCTCAGCATGCGATCGGCCTTGAGGGCCTGCTGCTTTCTGGGGGTGGGAGTCATTGGGTAGGCCCTCTCGCCAGTTCGACCAGGATGTCCCGGAACCCGGCCGGGGTGGTGTTTCGGATTCGGGTCTTGTCCTTGCCGCCCACCATGGCCATCATCCCGATGCGCAGGGCTTTCTCGTAGCCGTACTTGGCCAGGGCCACCGGGTGGATGCGCTGCTTCCCAGGCCCCCAGATCAGATCCGGGCGCTCGGTGTCGACCGAATACAGCCACGTGGCTTTGCGGGCAAGGTGTCCGTAGTGCCCCTGCTCGACGTGACAGGTCCAGCCGCCGTGCTCGTCGGCCCTGACCCAACCCCCGGCCCTCGGCGGCTTTGCCAGACCAAACCAGCCCCAGGCATGGGAGTCAGCGGGGTGCTCAAGAACGCCCCCGTAGTTGCGAACGGCTGTCAGCGCGGCGCCGAAGCAGCCGCCGTCTTCGCCCTTGCGGTACTGGTGGGGTTTGCGTGGCGCGCCGTGCCAGTATTTGCCCCACCGCTGGCAGGGCGGGTGCGCGACAACCGGGTGTGGGCCTGAGTAGGTCCGGGCGTCCCTCGCCTCGTCCCAGGGGTCTACCCCCGGCAGGCCAAAGTAAGCACCATCAGGCTCAACGTAGAGGGCTGCGATCGTACTCATGCCACCCTCCCGCGCCGGCCTCGCTCGATGGCCTCCTGGCAGTGCACGCAGCGAATGCGCCCCAGCTTCAAGCGCCCCAGCGGGATCACGGCGTCGCAGTCCACACACTCGGGGTGGGGCCACGTGCCATCGGCGCGCTGTACCTGCTCGGGCCTGGCCTTTTGCATGGCGCGGTGGACGTGGGCGTCGTTGGTGCGCTGCGTGAGCTCGGCGGCGCGGTCAAGGTCGTCGGCTTCGCTCATGGGGTGCGCAGCTCCAGCCGGCCTGCTATCAGCCTGGCCTCCTCGTGGAGGTCGCCGACAGTGCCGTGGTTGGTGACCAGAAGGTCAATCAGCTCCGGGGGCAGGGGCCGCTCCGAGACATGCTGCGCGGCCTCGCCGGTGAGGCCGACGTTGTCGGGGCGCTCGATCAACACCACGATGCCGCCCAGAGCGCGGATGGCCCGGGCCTCGTTGGGGAAGCGCACGTCGCTGATGGCGAAGTGATCGTGCTGGGCCGCCTGGGCAAGCAGGCGGTCGGCCCAGATGCCGTCGTGCAGGATCTCGCGCCCACCGGCGCCGACCTTCTGCAGCGCGGCACGCCTCGTCATCTTGAGGGAGGGGCAGTAGCCCTCCTTCAGCACGTCGTCGGTGAAGTTGACCAGCGGCTCATCGGCGATGAGTGCGGTGACCTGCTTCAGCGCATCTGCAAACGCGCCACGGGTGTAGCCCTGGGCCACGAGCCCGCGGGTGAACTCGTCCTTGCCGCTGCGGGCTTTACCCGCAACTCCGATCAGTCTTTTCATGGCTTGCTTTCTTGTTGTTTTTATTGAGCCGGTGATTGAAAACTCTGCGCCACGCGTAGCTGCGTGCGATGCTCACGACAGTGAACAGAAGGGTGATTTGAAGGTTCTCTGCGTGGCTGGTTTGAATGTTCCAGATGGGTTTGACGACGAACTCCCAGACAAGCAGGGAGACGAGGAAGCCGCTGCCGATGTTCAGCAGCTGCTCGATGAAGGACTGCAGGCGGGTCTGCATCACAGGTAGTCCGCAAGCCACAACTTGACCTTCGCCTGGAGAACCGGGGTCAGAGGCAGGAGGTTGTAGGCGTAAGGCCCGAGCAGGCGGGCCAGGGTGTTCTTGGATACGCCCTTGGGCACCAGGATGCGCGCAAGTTCTTCGCCCACGCCCTTGCGGTTGTGGTTCACAAACCAGTGGGCCTCCTGCGCCATGTCCTTGGTGACTTGGCGCTCAACGCGGGGGCGCCCGCGCGGCCTGGGCGCTGTGGTGTCGCGCGGGGCGACGGCCCTGGGTCTCAGCCAGTGGCCCCGCTCCATGCCCTGCTGGGCGATGGCCACATGGGCAGCAAGCAACGACGCCACCGGCGCGCCAACGCGCACCAGGGTCACAGCCAGGGGGTGGTCGGTGACCAGAGGGTCGATCGTCAGGGCCGCCAGATCGAAGTCGGTGGCGGCGTGGCCGACCTGCGCGCGGAGGTACCTGTCGTTGGACCACATCTTGGTCGAGCTGGCGCGGAAGGTGCCGCTGTCGCACACCAGGCGCAGCACACCCTGCGCGCCGAAAGTCACCTCGCGCTCGGAGAACATCGCGATCAGCGCGATGAGAATCGCGGCGGTCTCGAACCAGTCGGTGAACAGCTTGGGCTTGCGGTCAAGCAGCCGGCGCAGCGCGGCCTGCTCGATGCCCTCGGCCAGCACCTGGGACTTGGGGCGGGTCTTGGTCAGGCGGATCGCTGAGTAGGCCTCGTACAGCGACTTGGCCTGGGCCAGGTTGGTGCTCTCGGGCACGAACCAGCTCAGGGGCCAGACGCCGCCCACCGGCTCAAGCAAGCTGAAGCCGGGCAGGGTGACAGGCGCGCCGCCCACCCAGCCTGTGTGGGCCAGGTCGGCAGGCAGGCCTGCTCGGTCAAGGTGTTGCGCAACGATGCGCAGCACCCTGGCGATGTCAGCTGGTGGCAGCCACAGCTTCATCGAGAACCTTCAGTTCAGCGTCGAGGTCGCGGTTCAGCGCGGCTTCCTGCGAGAACTTGCTGCCCTTGTAGCGGGCCCGCAACTTGTCGAAGTTGGCACGCACGGCAAGGTCTGCGACCAGCCTGCACTCAGGGCTTCCGATCTCCGCGCCGCTCACCAAGTGGGCGCTCAGATCGAACGCTGCCACGGCCATGGCCAGGGTCTCAGCAGCTTTCTCGGGGGAGGGCGCCTTGCCGTAGCCGATCCAACGCTTGGCGGTGTCCTGCATCTCGCAGATGCAGAAGGTGCGGATGTCCATGGCGATCAGGCCGTCGCCGGCCAGGGCCCGCTCGGTGTCCCAGTTGGGGTTGGCTGCGAGCATCTCGCCCAGGGTGCGGACCGGCAGGGAGTTGACGTCAATGCCGAAGGCGTCGGCGACAACGATCTCCAGGGCCTGGTCGTAGAAGGCCAGGTCACCGAGCTCCTCGATGCTGTTGGTGTAGCTGGTGGCGTTGTCGAGCTCGTAGACCTCGGTGCTCAGGCCCAGCACGGCGTGGGCAAAGTCTTGGGCGGGCGAGCCGGAGCGGTTGAACAGGCCGCGAACGAATTCTTTGTAGGGGGGCAGAGTGTCGGTGGTCATGTTATTTATTCAGTATGGTTTTGATGGTGTGGGCGAGGTCTTGGTCGAGGTCCATCGAGCGCTGCATCCAGCCGAGGTAGCTGCGGGGCACGTCCGCCATCGGCTCACCCTTGTGCTTGCCGAACGGCATGCGGGTGATCCACATGGGCTGGGCAGACGCCTCGGCAAGCTCTGGGAGCGTGAGCCCTGTGCGCTCGGCAACGTGCTTGAGCAGGTGGTAGGACGACATGATGTCGCCCATCACCCGGTGCGCGCCGGTGGAGCGCGGCAGGTTCAGCGCGAAAATCGTGGTGCCCAACTGGTGGTTGTCCATGTCGGGGTAGAGGTTGCGCACCCAGCGAAGGGTGCACAGCTCCTGCACGATGTTCGGGATGTAGGCCCCAAGGAACCGGCGATCAAAGCTGATGCGATGGCCGATCAGGACGGTGGGCTCCTCGACCTTCTTGCCGTAGCAGCTGGGGTCGTCGACGGAGAAGAACTCCTCGATCGTGGGGTAGGCTAGACAGTCTTCCCAGACAAGGCCGTGGACGGCCGAGGCGCCCGCGCCAATGACCTGTTCGGGGTCGATGATCGACTGGACCTCGGTGAGGATGTTGAAGTCCTCGTCGATGGTGATCCAGCCGATCTCGCAGGCCGACGCCTCATCGCTCACACCTGTCGTTTCGGTGTCGGCAATCATGTAGTTCATGGTGGGGTCCAAAAAGACCGCCCCGAAGGGCGGCCTGTGCATCAGATCTTGGCTGGCAGGCTGGACTTGATGACCAGCTTGGTCCAGGTCTGGCTCTTCTTGTTCTCCGCGTCCTCGCGGATGAAGAAGAACTCGAACGGGTTCTCTGGCACGCTGAAGCCAGGCAGGCCCATCGCCACGCACTTGGCCTTGGCGTTGAGATCGCTCTGGTAGCTCTTGAACGCCGGGATGCTCGACGAGCTCAAGGTGATCTGGATGATCTCGTGGAAGTCGGGCTGGTCTTCGCAGTCCAGCACCGCGCACTGCACGTCGATGAAGTCACGCTTGCTGGCTCGCTCGAAGTCTTCCTCGTTCTTGAGGTACTGGACGTAGGCGTCGACCGAGGTGCCAAGGAACTTGGCCTGCTCGGCACCCTGGACGTAGTCGATGGTCTTGCCGTCCTTGGAGTAGGCGACAAAGTCTTCAGCACCCTTGCCGTCTTCGCCCGGGGAGATCTCGATGCGGGTGTCCCACGCCAACATCATCACCTTGACCCAGCGGCCCAGCTTGAGCTTGGCGTTCTTCATCTCCTTGATCGCGCCGTCCTTGGCCTTGAACACACGGTGTGTGCCCCAGGAGAAGTCGGCGGCGCCTTTCATCGCCTCGACCTCTTTCTGGAAGCCCTTGGCTCGGGAGGCGGCGTCGCTGACGCTCACCGAGGTGGCGGACGCCTTGGCCACAGCGGTGGTGGCTTCGACCTTGGCTGCTGTGGTGTTGTCTGCGCCGCTGTCTGCTCCGCTGTCTGCGGCGCCGGTCTCGTCACCCCAAGGTGCGGAGGTGGTGGCGGTGACCGCAGCGCTGTCGTCCTCGAACTTGTCGGCGAACGTGTTGGCTGCGGCGGTGGTGGACTTCTTGAGAGCCATGATAGAGTTCCTAGGTTTTCAGTTTCAGTGACAAAAATCGAGTTCAGCTACGGGTCTCACCCCTTCGTCTTGAACTCATCAACTCCTTCCAAACCCAGCCCGGCAAGGCTAAATCGGAAGATCTTTGACTTCCCGCTCTTGCGAAGCGGAGAGGTCAAACAGGTGCGGTCTTTGGTGGGCGGGAACTTGTTCATCGCCACGCTAAAAGACTCAACGGATTGGTAAAACGGTGGAAAGCCCTTGCGCTTGCACCAGGAGAAATACTTCACGAACGTCTCGCGCATCAGCATGTCGATGTGCCCGTCGGTGATGATGTATTCGTGACCCTCGCGGATCGCGAACTCGCTGTCGAAGTCCTCGGAGCGCGAGATCAAGGCGATGTCGTTCATCGTCTTGGCGGCCTCGGACATGACGCCCGAGCTGATCTCCATGCGGTGCTCGAACAGAGCGGTGCGCAGGGTCTCGAACCGGGCGGTGAACGCCTCGCCAAACACCGGCTTCAGGACGCGCTCGAGGTAGTTGATGCCCTCGGTGACCACGGCCAAGTTGTAGATCTGGCGCGGGTGGACGTTGGCATCCAGCGTCTTGGTCAGGGCGTCGATCACCGGGGAGAGCGCCCTGTGGCGCGACTCGACCGTCTCGCTGTAGGAGTAGCGCAGGATCAGGCGCCCCAGGCTGGCCATGAGGTGGGCCTTGTCACTCACGGCGTTGAACTGCGCCGTGTGCTCGTTGGACATGACCTGGTTGAACGACACCGGCACGCAGCGCTGCACGATCGCGGTCTGCGTCTCCTGGCTCTCGGCCATGAAGCACACCGGTGTCGAGTAGGTGTAGTCGGCCACCTCGCGAAAGGAGCTTGTGGCCCCGCCGCGAGACATGCCGCCCGACGAACCTGATCCCTGGTTGTAGGCCAACCGGAACGACTGCAGCAACAGGTCGACCCGCTTTTGGATCAGCTCGCTGGGCTTGTACTCGTCGAGCAGCACCGGTGGCGAGGCCGATCCGGTCAGGAACGACTTGAGCGAGAAGTCGGTGGTGGTGTGCGAAGCACAGGACTTCATCGCCACCGGGTTCTTCAAGAAGAACAAGCGCGCCATCAGCATCGCTGTCAGAGTCTTGCCGCTGCCGGCCGGGCCGTTGGGGTGCAGCAGTGGAAACTGGCTGAACGCGCGCTGGTAGAACTGCTTGTGAAAGCAGCTCACGAACCACCCGAGCATGGGGGCGACGACCGAGGGGTCGTTCATGTCAAGCAGGTTGTGGATGAACGCCTCGGTCTCCTCGGTGCGTGTGATCTCCGGCGCGTTGTGCACGTCGGAGAGGAACAGCGCGCCATCGGCAACCAATGGTTGGAACACATACTGCGCGGCGCTGTTGTCGCACACGACGCGGTCGCGGTGGACGAAGACAACGTCGAACACGCTGCGGTCAGGGATCAAGGGGTTCTGGACGACGTCCAGGCCCTCTTTGCGAAGTGCATACATGACACGTCCTTTTTCTTTGGCATCGCGGGACAGCAACAGCTGCACCACGCCGGCCTGGGTATCGGAGCCTGAGAAGACTCCGCCGTAGTTGGCGCACCAAGCACTCAGGTTGGCGCGGCTGGTGAACGCGCGCCCGGCCAGCGTGATGCGGCCCTGGCGCACGCCGTCGGACAGGACGTCGGCGGTGATGCCGAGCACTGTGTTGTCCTCGGGGTCGAGCAGTTGTGTGGGCGAAGCAAAAGCGATGTTGCTGATGGTGCGAACACCTTCAGCGGTACGCTTGTGAACGCCGGTGCGGGTGATCATCAAACCCTCGAGCAGCGAGTTTTGGGCTGAGCTGATCTCGGCTTCTGTCTCAGCGTCGACGTCTGCGTCGAGGTCGTCGGAACTCGGCACGCTGCCCAGGTTGACCGCGGCGCCGCTGACGCCGTCGAGGTCGCTGGAGGGTGTGTCGGGCCCGAGCAGCGCGCGCAGCCCGCCACGGGAGTAGCTGTAGACAAAGTTGTCGTGGGTGTAATCCCACATCCGCCGCAGTTCCTCCTTGCGCTTGCGGGGTGAGCCGTAGCGCCCGGAGTCGCCGGAGTAGTTCTTGCAGAGGTCCCGGCTTTCTTCGACAAGCTGGTCGGCCGTCTTGCCCAGAGCGTTGGCGGTGATCGCCAACTGCATGGCGATCTTGTGAAAGCCCACGTTGTCGAGCAGGCCCTCGCCGGCCATGATCATCTTGACGGTGTCAGGCCATTGGCCTTTGAACTTGGCGAGCAGCGCTTCGTCGGCGCCGCCAGCTTTGGCTCGGCGCTTGCCAGCCTCGGCTACCTTGCTCTCGGCCTTGAGGAACATCGCGGCCAGGGTCGGGTTGAGCGTCGGGTCAGCCCGCTTGGGCTCGGCGATCGGCGCGGCGCACAGCTCGGCGTACAGCTCGGGCGTCATCGCCCGGGCCTGCGCCGTGGTCAGCGGCACCTTGTACAAGCCGTTGCTGCGCTCAATGCCGGGGGTGCGCCACATGCGGCCCTTGCGACCCGTGTAGACCCGCAAGTCCAGCGTGTCGACGACCAGCTCGTAGGCGATTTCCTTGAAGACGTAAGGCATGCCCAGCACGCCGTTGCGCGGGGCCTTGGCCACGAACACTGGCATGGGGATTTCGATGTGAAACCCACGTCCGCCGGTGGCGTAGAGCCTCAGCGCGTCAAGGTTGACGCCGAAGCCTTCGAGCTTGTCGAGAAATTCGCCGAGGGCTGTGATGGTGTCCGCAATGTCTTCAGCGTCGAAGTCAAAGTACATCGGTCCGATGTAGCGCATGGCCGCGAAGTCGTCGCGGCCCCAGCTTTCGTCTGGGGAACTGAAGGCGTCGAGGATGGTGGTGAATGCGGGCTTTGTGTCGTTGAGAACCTGGGAACGAAGGGACGCAGGGGCTTCCAGCCACGCGTCCTCGCCGCCAGCCCTCTGGAACCAGAAGGTTGATGTCGGTGTCGTCATGCGTGCCCCTTAAATGGTGCAGCCGATGTGGAGTTGTCGCTTGGAGGCCGCGGGGGCCGTGTGGGAGTCTCCCGCGAGGGGGTTCCCGATGTTCAGGCGCAGCTGGTGATCGCCGGCGTAGCCGGTGCTCAAGTGCGTGGTTGGGTTTGTGCTCGCATCAGGTGTGCGGGGCGTCGAGAAAGAGGCGCCGAGGGCGCCCAAATTGGAAATTGTCATACAGCCTGTTCTTATTTTTATTGGCTGCCCTCTGTGGGGCTCTATCGCTGAAACTCAGTACCGGGGTGTATCCCCCGGGTACTTTTCTCTGAACTCGTTAAGGGTCTCAGAGTAGGTCTCACCCTCCATCTTCATGTGTGGGCGGCTCCTTGAGCGAACCAACACAGCAGACGAGGCGGCAAAGTGTACTCCCATCGGCCCGTCTTGTGCAGTTCTTTTTCCAAGCCACCTCAGTGTGAAGTTTTGAGGCACCTGAAAAAACAGGTCTCGACCAAACCAGCGCTGAGGCAGCACGCCAAGCTCTAGGTGCTTGCCTGGGGCCGACATCTCCAGTGTGGGGCCACCCCTCCTGGTGATGCCGATGTCGCCGATCGTGATGAGTTCGATGTTTGTGGGTTTACTTCCTCGCAATGTGTAAATGACCAACACGCGGTTGGGGAAAACGCTGGTAAGGGTCAGCGCCCCCATGCTTCGGTAGATCTCCAACTCGTCGTCGGGCAACTGCTCGACGATGGCCTGGAAACTTTCCTTGTCGTCTAAAAAGGTCTTTGCCATGATCAGTCTCCAAAGATCGCATCGCGCAGATCCTGAAAGGAACCCTGCACTGAGTTGACCAGAGCGTCCTTCTCCAAAAGACCCCGGAACATCCGGGCCTGCACGGTACTGCGAGCGATTGCGACCCGGCAGTTTACGGAACTTTTCTGGCCGTCCCGATCCAAACGCGCGACCACCTGGTTGAACGGTGTGGGCGTTGTTGGCGCCTCGACCACCAGCATGTCGTGACAAACGTGCTGCAGTCCGTCGACACCGAAGCCGGCGCTCTCGGGGTGCAAAATGATGACTCGGCAGGCATCGGACTCGGTGAATTTCTTCAGCGCAAGTTGCTTGCCCTTTGGGCTCACGTCACCGTAGATGGCCACGGCGCCGTAGGTTGGCCCGAGCTTCTCAAGCAGGTAGGCGTTGGAGCGGCGAAAGTTCGCCACGACCACCAGCTTGCGCTCGGCGATCTCGTCCAGCGTCTGGTAAATCAGCTCGAGCGCGGCGGGCTCCTTGCTCGGGTCGTCAGCGAAGTGCCCCCAGTTGAGGATGACCTGCTGCAGCGCGGCGCGCAGCTTGCTGCTGCTGATGGCGTCGATGTAGCCGCTGCCGTCCTCGGCCTGCAGCAGGCGCTCCTCGGCGATGCGCTGGTAGAGCTTCAGGTGCTCTTTCTCAAGGTCGTAGACGATCGGGGTGAACTGCACCGGTGGCATGTCTTTGACATGCTCACGGATCAGGATGCGGTGCGAGTTCACCTTCATGTTGCGCTCGAGGATGTCAAGGTTGGCCCACTTGATGACCTTGTTGTACTCGTCGGTCTCCTCGATGTGCATGCGGTCGAACATGCGCTGGTTGCGGTACAGGCCCGGTGCGATCAACTTCATGTAGCCGTAGGCGTCGCCCGGCTTGTTCAGTGGTGTGCCGGTGAGCAGCAGGAGCGGTGCACCCTCGGCGAACAGGGCCACCGCACGGTGCGTGTCGGTGGTGATGTTCTTGATGGCGGTGGCCTCGTCGCAGATCAAGCCCGGGCGGCGCGGTTTGATGCGCTCCCACAGCGACTCGAAGTCGAGCTTGAAGACCTGGTACGAGAGCACAACGACGTCGACGTTCAGGTCGAGCGCAGTCCGTTGCTTGGGGGTGCCTTTGTACTCGACGGCGGTGAGCGCTTTGCCGGTGGTCTTGTCGGTGACCTTACGGATCCAGGTGGCCCACTGCGGGATCAGGATCGGGGGCACCACGATGACCCAGCAACCGGCGTTGCCTCGGATGATTTCGTACAGGGCTTGGTGGGTGGCGCCGGAGGTTTTGCCTGCGCCGGGCTCCCAGTAGTAGCCGGCGAGGGGGTTTTCGCACAGCTGGTTGACGGAGTCGATTTGGTAGGGGCGCAGGGGAAAGGGGAAATTAAATCGCTCCCTGGCTTGCTCGTATGGCGTCATGGTTTTGTACTTCGGGAGAGGGGTAGATCCGCCAGTTGACGGGATGGGGTTGGGTTTACCAGTCGAGTCGGGCGATGCGCTCGGGTGATGTCTCTTTGGCGTCCCGCGCAGTGCGCATCAGCTTGACCATGCTGGGCACTTTCTCGGCCATCTCCCAGTCCCGCCAGGAGCCGGGGTAGTTGTTCTGGTGGGCACGGACCACGGCCTCGACCTTGTCGGGGTCGTCCCCGGTCTCAGCAGCGACGGCGAGGGCAAGCTCTTTGTTCATGCGGTTCTTTCAGGTTCGGTCAAATGTTGGTGTCGTCTCAGGCACTTCGCCCCGCAGGTCGCCTGTGCCGATCGGGTAGTGGTCGACCCGATGCAGGTCTGCTTTGCCCGAGCCAATGTTGTTCAGCACGCCGTAGGTGGTGTTGTTCTCGGCGTTGTAGTTGACGGTGAACTGCGTTGCAGCACCGGCATCAACCAGGCGCTTGGCCTGGGCTCGATTCAGGGTTGCCATTGGTGATCTCCTTGGACTCAAAACCTGGACAACAGCGCCAGGGCTTGCGAAGTATCCCGCACATCGTCCCTGTTGTGGTCGATTCTTGGGTCTTGCCACGTCATCGAGCGCGCCATGAAGCTCGACACCCAGCCTGGCCCGTAGGCCTGGTACAGCTCGAGCTTGGGGAACGCCGGACTGCGCACCAGGCGCTGCAGCATGGCCTGGGGCGCAAGCGCCATCAGGCTGCGCACCAGCTTGTGATCCGGCACCATGCCGGGGGCGACGCGCCCGCCGCCGTCAAGCTGGTGGTTGGCTGAGTGGTAGCAGACGACGCTGAAATTGTGGTCTGGGTGCGGGCCCTGGGTGAAGTCCCAGGACAGCCAGCCAAGGTTCCAGACCGGTGGATCCATGAGCAGGTGGCTCTTGCGCGTCCAGCCGTAGTCGTCGTGGGTGTGTGGTGAGTAATTGATGATCACGTTGTCGCTTTCCCGGCTCTCGCCGCTTCCAGTTGGTTGATGATGTGGGGCAGGGTGTCTGCCTCGCCCTTGTCGCGCCGCAGCTCGACGAACCGCGGGTGGGACAGGGCGTAGAGTGTGCTGCTGTCAGAGGGCATGACGATGTCGTTGGCGCGCACCGTGATGACGCCACCGGTGACAAGGGCTCGGTTCTCGTGGAGGTAGGTCTCCATCTCCCGCTTGAGTCCGCTCACGCCTACCTGCAGCGTGCCGCAGGCGCTCTCGCAGATGAGGCTGCCGAACGTGGCCTCGGTGCGCTTGCCCGGCTCGCCAGGGTTGAAGCCTGTGATCTTCAGGTCGACCTCGAACTCGACCTTGTACTTCACTTGAAATTTGCTATCGCCGTCAAACCAGGGCATGCCGGAGTGCTTGACCACGGTGCCCTCCAGGCCCTTGGCCAAGGTCTCGCTGAAGTGTTGCGCTGCCTCGGCGCGGGAGTACACCATCCGGTATTCGATGACGTCGATGACGGCCTGGAGCCTGCTGCGCACCACGTCGAGCAGCGCGGCGAAGCGCTTGACATAGGGCGTCTCGTCTCGGCCGCCGGGCACTGCAAGGCGTGCCGGCACCAAGTCCCAGGCGTCGTACATGACGGTACAGGCCTCGGGAAGCCCACCGCCGTCTTGCATGCTGTTCAGGATACCGTTGCTGTCCTTCCGGTGCATCAGCTTGCCGTCTTGCCTGATGGTGAGTTCGCCGTGCAGTTCAACGCCGCCGTCGGGGAACAGCTCCAGCGCGGCGCGCTCGATGTCGGCCAGCGCTCCGCGTGGAAAGGTGAGACCCTGGCGCGAGGTAATCTGGGCGGCGCCGTTCTCGACCCGGATCCGGGCGAACATGCCGTCTGCTTTGAGCTGGCTGAACACGCCTTGGGCCCAGGGCCACTGGTCAAGCTTGGCGTCCTTGGGCAGGGAGCAGCGCATGTAGGCGAAGTCTGGCACGGCTCCGGGGTGCACGCGGTTGATGGTGCCGGCGCCGACGCCGCAGCGCAGGTCCTTCAGGATGCAGCGGTGCAAGATCGACGCGGCCTTCCAGTTGAGTTGGCTGAAGTGCTCAGCGATGCGCAGCAGGGCAGCGTTGCCTGTGATCGTCCGTTCGGTCAGTGCACGCAGCAGCCCCATGTCCAGCACCATGTCCAGACCGCGCCCGTCCAGTACCCACTCCGGCAGCGGGAGCTTGGCGATGTAGAAGGGCTTGGTGGGGTCCAAGGCATACGCCACGAAGGAGATCTCGCCCAGGCTCATGCCCGAGACGATGGCCTCCTTGTCCTTCTTGCCGGGCGTGTCAGCGAGGCGGGCCAGTGTGTCGTGAAAGCGGTCAGTGAAGTCCATTTGAAATTCTCAGTGAAAGGTGTTCGATGAAATCGTCCAGTCCCAGGTTTTCGTCTGGGCGGACGGGTGCGTTGATCTGGTCGAGGTACTCCTCGATCACGCAGACCATGTCTTCTGCGTCTCGGACCGCGCTCTCTCGCGTGGTCCACCTGCTCAGCCAGATGCGGGGAGCCAGGTCTCCCATCTTCTCGATCGCATAGAGCTGGACAGGTCCGCTCTTGGAGATCGTGTAGCCGAGGAGGATCTGCACACCGCCTCGGGCAACGCTGAAGCCCCCTGCCTCGTGCAGAGGTCCGTCCTTCAGCCAATCGGTCATCTGATGTCTCGGTCAATGCGACCGTCCTGCGTCAGTTGCACGCGGCGGGTGCCGCGCGGCGCGGCAAAGCCGGCCAGATGGGCAGAGATGCCGATGGCGCGCAGGGCCCACTGCGGGGCACCTTCGACATCGGCTTGGTTCACACCGTGAACCCCCACCAAAAAACCCTCGACGTAATCTCGCCCAATTTCGGTGGCGGCCACGACGGCCGCATCCACGAGCACTGCTGGCCCGCCCACATCTGGGTCGGTGATGGCCCACTGGCCACCGGAGCGCTCTACCCGAAAAAAGTTTGTCTGACGCATGTGTTGTTGTCCTGTTTCAGTTTCAGTTGCAGTTTCAGTTGTGGCCGCAGGCCGGTCAGAAGCTCACTTCAACCTTGAGCTCGTCAGCAGATCCGTCGACCACCAGCCAGGCGCGCCCGGCCTCGACGTAGATGAAGTCCTCGGCAAGTTCCTCGGAGAGTTCGGCGACGGCCTCGAAGACCTTCTCCCTCATCTCGTCGCGCCCAGCCTGCAGATGCTCAAGCAGCGTCTCCTCGGGTTGGTTGCGGGTGGCCTGCGCCTTCAGGCGGTTGAGTTGGAGGTCGCCCCGGTAGATCGCCTCGTGCATGTCTTTCAGGTCCTGCAGTGCCTCGGGCACGTCCCACTCTTCCTCGGCGCGCTGCATCAGGCTGTGCGGGGTGTAGGCGGGCAGGTCGAGCGGGTTCCTGTGAGCGGTGGCGTTCTGCTCGGAGCGCTCGATGTCGCGCCAGCAACCGTCCGGGATGTGCCAGCCATCTTCCCCGGCGACCAGGTAGCTGGCCCTGGCGTTGCTCATCGCCTCGTCGTACTCGGTGCGCAGCCGGAAGCACTTGGGGTCGGTGTAGCCGTCGCGCACGTCGCAGCCGCCGTGCACCGTCAGGATCAGGTGCGTGGGCTCGTAGTCGCCGTCGATGGTGATGACGTGGAACTGCAAGACTTGCGAGAGGTTGACGTCGTCTACGGGGTTGGAGGTGTTGACGCAGTAGGGCTCGCTGGCCAGCCGCTCGGCATCGAACAGGTGCTGGGCGAAGTTGTCGGCGGCCTCCAGGTCCCCAAGCCCTTCCTCGGCCATGAAAGTGTCGAGATCCTGCTGCAGCTCGGCGTCGAACTCCAGGTGGGCGACCATCCAGTGGTAGAGGCTTACAGTGGAGGAGACGCTGACGCGGGACGCCTTGGCGGTCTCGATCACGTCCCAGCGCGTGGTGCACTTGGGGTCGGTGGCGAAGTCGCGGCCGGCGTTGCGCGACCAGTTGCGGCCGTAAGCCCCGCCGCTGTCGCACAGGGCGCTTCCCGTGTTCTCCTTGAGCATCTCGGCGATGACTTGCTCGCTGGTGACGCCGGTGTAGTCGCGGGTTTCGATGGAAATCATGTTGGACTCCTGGAATGCCCCAGTCGGGGCGGGTTGGGTGTTATGTGGTTTGGGGGTGGGTGTCAAGCGCGCATCAGGAACGTCTTGCCTTTGAAGGTGGCCTCCATGTAGTCGGCCTCACGCTCTGCGGCGGCGGCGTCCCAGTCGATGTGGTTGTAGAGCCAGTCGTCGTTGTCAGAGACAGCGTTGACGCTCCTGGACCACTCCTTGATGTACCGGACGAAGTGGCGGCGGCGGATCAACTCCTCGCCGCTGCTCCAGCTGCCGTAGCTCTCGCACTGGGTGGCCAGCTTGCGCAGCTCGATCAGCTCGATGGCGTCGTCCTGGTCGATGTGGTCGTCGGCTTGGCTGATCTCGGTGAGCCAGTCATCGAAGTCAGGGAGTGCCTCGCCTGGGCCGGTGTACTCCTCGACGAAGGTGTCGTAGGCGTCCTGAAAGGAACCCCCCAAATCGTCGATGCGGGCGATGACGTTGCGGCTGTCGATGACGTCTGCCTTGTGACTGATTGATTTGTTGGCCATGTTGAACTCCTGAAAATGCCCCAATCGGGGCAGGCGATGCGTCAGGCGACGCGGGTTTTGGAAAGCAGGCGGATGTCGACCCGGCGGTAGCTGCTGCCGTGGGCGGGGAAGCCGATCACGGTGTCTCGCTGCACTTGGCACAGGCCGCAGTCGGCGCAGCTGGTGTCGTCTCGGACGGTGGCGGGGCACACCACCACCTTGCGTCCGGCGGGCGTCTTGCTGTTCGTTGTCTGGGTGCTGGGGAGCACACAGACGACCGGGCCCACGCCCAGGTCGCACAGCGCGTCAGCCTCACTTGCCGAGTCGGCGGAGAAGTTGACGGTGAAGCCGGCAGCGTTGGCCATGGCCACGGCGCTGACGTTGCCCGGCGTGGGTGGGTAGTGGGTGTAGGTGAAGCCGCGCTTGCCGGCGTTGGCCTTGACCAGCATGCCGAGCGCCACGCCGTCGATCACGTTGTCGTGCCCGGGCAGGTCGCCAGCGGCGTTGTGGCGCCACAGCTGGTTGGCCGGCAGCGTGTCGATGGCGTCGCAGAACATCTGCCACGGCATGCCGCGCTCACCGGTGTTGACCTTGGCCCAGTGCAGGGCAAGTGGGCCGGACTCGGCGTAGCAGCCGTTGCCCATGAAGGAGCAGGACGGCGGGCAGCTGTCGCTGGCGGTGACGCTGACGGGTATTGGGCCGGTCTTGGCGTTGGCCGACTTCAGGGTCAGTTGGGCGTGGTAATTCCTGGCGAGTTTTGCCATAGTTGGACTCCGAAAGTTGCCTCAATCGAGGCGGGTTGATGGCCTTTCGGCCTGGGGTTAGTCTGGGTCAGGCCTGGAAGCCGAACAGCTTCACTTCCTGGTGCCCCTCGAAAACGAGGAGCGAGTGGTAGTCGTCGGAGAAGCCACTCGTCTCGCCAAGGTCCTTGTTGTCGTACTTCCACGCCTCTTTCTGGGCTTCCTCACGAGCGCGGTAGGCGTTCACAGCTTCGACACGTGCGACGTAGCAGTCCTGGCCGTACGGGTCAGCGCGGTAGTCGGGGCGCATCAGCACGACGGTGAATTTGGTCTTCATGTTCAGCTTTCAGATGTAGGTGGTCGGGTGGACTTCTTGGAGCTGATCAGCGCCCCCTCAAGCCCAGGATTTCCGCAGCTTACCCAAACTTCCCCACGGCTCTCGCGTCGAGGGTTGGGTTGGGGTTGATCGGCAAAGCGTAGGCATCTTGGACAAGGTCGAGCAGTATCGATGGGCCGCCCTGAACGAGGCGTACAGCCTGGCCGATGGGTACGCCTCTTCGGTTGAAGCCGGCAAGCTGTGTGGCTATCTCGCCCAGATCTGCGCAGGTCTTGCGAAGCTCTGCAGACGGGCGTGCGGCCTGCGCGGAAAAGGCGAAGGCCAGCGCAGTGGCGAGCAGGGAAAATTTGATCGTGTTCATGTTGACTCCAGTGATGAAAGTGCGCCCAGCACGTGGCAGGGCTTGGTCATGGCTCGCAGGGTGGTCAGGCGGGTCTCGCAGTAGAGTTGACTGGCACGGGCCCGCTCAAGGTGGGCGCGGGCCATCTCGGTGCTCGCCGCGGCGTCGATCAGTGCTCGCTGCGCCTCGTAGATCTGGTCTTGCAGGACGCGGGCGATGTCGGGTTTCTTGAAGGGGTTCATGGTCATTGCAGTTTTCCTCGAAGTTGAAGATATTGGCGGAACTCGCCGACGCGGTACAGGTTCTTGCCGGACGAAGCGTTCAAGTTGGATGCCTTGGGTGGGGCGAGCCCCTCGGCCGGCCTGACGATGCTGCCAAAGCAGGTGCCCGGCTTCAGCTTGAAATGCTCGTCAAGCTCTCCGAGGCTCATGGATATTCCCGCTCGGCCCGGCCGCGTGACCCTGGAAAAATTCATCTTCATGCCGCCACCTCGGTGCAGGCGTAGGCGGGAAAGTTGGCCAGGAGCCAGTCGCGGACGAACAGCCTATTGATGGCGGCAAGCAGGCCCTCGTCGGCGGGCAGCCCCCACTCCATCAACTTGTTGAGGTAGATCCAGCGCACATCTCGGTCTTCGTCCTCGTCGTCGGCGTCGTTGTCGAAGCTCACAATGTCAACCCAGCGCATGCCGGGGTTGAACTTCAGGCGGGCCAGCTGGCAGCCGATCGACTCGCGCCGGCGCTGGTTGCTGGGGCGCTCACGCAGCAAGCCGTCGACGTTGAAGTCGGACTCCAGCTGCATGTAGGCTTGGCAGATGTCGAAGGTGGAGATTTCGCCGTCGGCGGTCTTGATGTAGTTCATGTCGGCTCCCATTCAAAAGTCGGCAACTCAGGGTGGGGCGGGGCGTCGCAGTCCAGTCGCAGCCACTGGATGCGCCGCTCGGCGCACATGGCCATCAGGGCTGCCAGTTCGGGGTGGGGTGCCAGGGCGTCCTCGCAACACTCTGAACTGGCCCAGATGATCCAGCCGAAGTCGCCCCAGGGTTCGTAGTGGATGTGGCCCCACAACTCGGCCACCACGCAGTCTTCGCGGTACTTGCCGAGCGCGGCAGCGGTGTGCTTGGGGATGTGGGCTGTGCTGAGCGTGACGATGCGCTCGGTGAAGTCGGTGAGGTTGATCACTTTGGTCTCCGGTTAATGCCCCAGTCGGGGCGGGTGGGTTAGCGGTGCTTGGTGTCTGCGGGGGTGAAGTCGCAATGTGGGCCGGTCGGGTCCAGGCTCTCGAACGGGGTCCGCTCACCCCACACTTGTTTGGGGTGGTCAGCCCACCTGGCGCAGGCCCGGCAGTTGGCCACTGGCCCCGGCTGCGGCTGGCACCGGGAGTAATCAAAGGGCAGGGGTGAGAAGCTCATGTCATGTCTCCTGGCTGTGGGCGCTCGTCCGGCGCGCGGGTCGGCTGCGGTGTGAAGAACCCCGACAAGATGTCTCGGAACACCGGGTGGACGTGAGCATTGAGGTGGTCGCGGCAGTGGCTTACGCCGTTGTCACCCGGGCCCTGCTCTTGGCCACACTGGCTGCAGTAGGTCTGGGCGAATCTCATGCTGCCACCTCCACAGCACGCAGATCGCCGTCGACGAGGGCGTAGTTGACGGGGTCGGTCGACTCGACCGCACGGTAGTCGGTGACCAGCAGCCAGCGGCCCATCAACTCGCGTGCCGACTGCTCGGCCTCCTCGCGGGTGGCGAACACCAGTGAGTTGCTGTGGAAGCTGCCGTTGACGCGGACCTCGGGCTTGTAGGTGATGGCGCTCATGCGACATCCTTCGCGCAGAACTCGCCGAACTCGGCCACGGTTCCGCAGAAGATGCTGTCGTCGACGTTGCCGTGCCCCACCACATAGCACTTGATCCTGGTGCGAAGCTTGTCGTCGACCGACACGGTGTAGCCGTAGTCCTCGCTGTCGAGCTTCAGGCGCGGCGCGGTGATGTAGACGTTGCCCGCCATCGATGTGCGGGCATCTGTTGAGGTCTGCTTGAAGTGGTGCACCATCTGCGCAGCGAGGCAGCCGGCGCCGTTGGCGATGCGGCGGTTGTCCGCACTGCTGATGCCGTTGACCAGCGTCAGAGCAGCGAGGAACTTGTGCAGATCCGCCCCGTGGACGCTGGGGTAGCCGTCGAACTGACGGTACATGGTGCACAGGATGGTGCCGTTCTCGATGACGGACGTGATGGAACGTGTTCCCATTTGGGACTCCTTAAATTGCCTCAATCGAGGCGGGGTTTGCGCGGAATGCGCGGGGTCGGTTATTTACTCAACGAGGGTGCTGGGTCGCTGCATCTCGACCCACTGGCAGGCCGCCTCTTTGGCCAGACAAACCCCACCGATCGGGGTGTAGAAGTCGCCGGCCTTCGAAAACCCCCTGGAGCCAGGGAGACGGGGTACGAGGTCGTACCACCGCGACAGCGCAATGTCGTTGAAGTGGGGGTCCACCGAGCCCAGCAGCGCCTTCGGGCCCAGGGCAGCCACCACGGTAGCTATGGTCCTTGCGTTCACGAACTGGCCGTAGTACCTGCGGTGTGCGCCGGGGCCGTCCGCTCTGCTGTCCTCCATGTACTGGGCGCGGGTGTAAGTGTTCGGCGTTGTCATTTGAGTGCTCCTGATGGCTGGACCTTGCCCAGTGCGTCGACCAGCCAGGGCTTGCGGTCAATCTCAATCGTCTGGACCTCCCAGCCTGGGTTCTTGGCGAGGATTTCAGCAACCTGCACGCGTGCCGCAGGTTGGTAGGGCTGGCCCACTTCGCAGAGCATGTGGAAATCGAAGTCCATGCAGCCCCCAGCGGTGTAGCGGTAGCGCAGGACGCGAATCAGTGGCGTGGTGCTGACCCTGGGCCTGGCCTGAGCCATCCTCACAACGGTGACGTTCATGGCTCAGTACTCCGTGACCAGGATCAAGCGGCCATCGCCGACCCCGCCCTGGGTGGTGGCCTCATAGGTCAGCAGCATGCTCCAGTCGCCGTCCGGCATGTCGGTGTAGCTCACGTTCTCGGTCCAGAACGGCGGGTCCTCGTCGCCGGTGGTGGCGGTGATCTTGGCCTTGCTGGCCTTGACCGAGACCGTGACGGTGGCCATGACGTAGGTCTGCTTCAGGCCTCGCAGCGCGGGTCGGATGGTCAGCCCAAGCGTATCCAGCAGCCAGTAGCAGCCTGACTCGGCCACCTCCTTGACGCCGTCGCTGTACTTCATCCAGCGGTACAGCGGGTTGAAGTGGAAGGCGTCGGTGCCGTTTCGGCTCTCGCCCAGGGCTTTGTGAAATGCGGTGTCGTCCATGTGGAACTCCTAGATGTGGCGCAGTCGCGCCGGGTGGTTGCTGCGGTTGCAGCGGGGTCAGGTGGTTTCTCGTGCCAGCGGCACAGTGGTGACTTTGCCCAGAGCGATCTGCTCTCGGATGTAGTTGCCAACCTGGTCCATGTTGCCCTCGGTGATGACTTCAGCCTGGGCGTCGTGCAGCTCCATCAGCAAGCGCAGCGCCGCGATCTCTGGCCCTGTTGGGACGTAGCGCCCGATGATCTTGGCCCGCGCGCCGATCTGCTTGATGGCGTCTTTGCCGGCGGCGGACACCCCCAGGTACTCGCCGCCGATGCCGGCTTGGTGCAGGGCTTCGACCACGTTGGACATGGCGAAGATGTTCAGCATGTCAGCCCGGTCGGCGACGCCGCGCAGAAGCCGCGCCATCGCCATGCTGTTCTTCATCTGCATGGTGAGCAGGTACTCGGTCTCCTGGGAGAGCGGGGTGATGTTGCGCAGCACCTGCCCGACCGGGTCTTGCAGGTTGCGCTTGGGCCGGTAGGCCTTGCGGGGTTTTTTGTTGGTGGGCAATTCAGGTCTCCTTGGCGGGCTTTTTGTAGCGCCCGTACTCCATGTTGAAGTCGTAGGGCACCTCAACCTCCTCAGTCCAGTCGGTGCAGGTGCAGTCGAAGCACACGGTGTGGTCGTAGGTCAACACCTCGTCGAGGTCGTTCAGGTTCTTGTAGGCGTCGACGTAGACGCGCGGGCTGCCGCAGTGGCCGCAGACGTAGATGGTTTTCATGCCTCGTCCAGTTCTTCGTTGGTTGGTGTGGGAACCCAGATCCAGGCCGAGACCCAGACGCCGCCCTCGCCCACGTCGAGGTAAGGCTTCTCGTCGATCTCAAGCCCGTCGGGGGCTTGCTCGCGAGCCTGGGCAATGTGGCCGTCGTAGGCCTCGCGGTTCTCGTCAATCTCGGTCAGCTCGCGGCGCATGTCGTCGATGTGGTGGGGCAGCCAGTTTGTGGCGCGCTTGGCCAGCACGGTCCGTGCAAGGTGTTCGAGGTGCATGTCACTCTCCTTGGTTGTATGGGTTGTCGCGGTCGAGTTCGTCTTCCTCAAGCTGGAGCTGGTGCCTGACCCAGTTCCAGTAGCCTTGCAGGGTGTCGCCGTCGTGGACGCGCAGGCGCCACACGTCGATCGGGAAGCCGGGGTGCTCGTCGTCGCCGTCCGGGGCGTGCTTGCTGGCAAGCTGTTCGGGCGTCAGGCCGTAGTCGTCGATGTAGAAGTGGGTCATGTCAATCCTTGTGAGGGCGCGCATGCGCCGCGATGTAGCCGGTGCCCGGCAGGTGGTACAGGGTGCAGGTCGGGGCGTCGGCGTAGTGGCCGCTGGGCCGCACCAACCTGGCATACCCCAAGAACTCGGCGTTGTCGGGGATCGTGGCGTTGTCGGGGATCGTGGCGGCTAGCCGGTGCAAGTAGCCGCCGCGCTCAGCGTGGGTGGTCATGTCTCGTCCCCTTCTGGACCAGGTTCATGGTGACGTGTGGCGGGCTCGAGTTCAGCTGCATGCCCGTGTAGTCTGATATGAGTTCGTAGCCCTGCGGGACCACTGGGGGTGCCACGTCGTAGCCGCTGTACCACTTGCCCTTGATCACAGTGCCGCCGTTATATCGAATCGAACATGCGATCCGCACTGAAACAGACTGCCCCGGCTTTTCTTTGCCCCGCAGGTCCGTACCCGGGACCTTGAAGAAGAACTTTTCGTTGTAGGGGTCATTTAATCGCTCCAACCACTCGGCTTTTTTGGCCTGCTCTTCTGTGGTGGGTTCGACCTTGCTTGATGCCTTGGTCATGTCTCATCTCCTTCGAAGCTCACCGAGCCGTTGGTCTTCTGCTCTTGAATAAACGCGTCCAAGTCCAGCGCAGCCTGGGCAAGTTGGCCTCGCTTGTAGGTCTTTCCGGTGTGGCCTGTGGCGGCTGCCAGCATGTTGGTCGGGGTGTAGCCGCTGCTCACCTTCATACCTGTTTTCAGGTAGAACCTGATGCCGCTCAGCAGCACGACAGCGGCGTAGAGGTTGACTGCGGCGCGCCCGGTGAAAGACGTGCCGCCGCCTTTGTGTTGGGTGATGGTGGCTTTGGTCACAGGCCCGCCACCAGCTTGTCTTCCTCTTTGCACACAATCCGAAGCGCATCCAGCGCCTCCTCGGTGACGTACTCCTCCCCGAAGAAGCCCCAGCACGATTCCAGCTCGTCGCGCCCGATCTCGTCTCCGGCCTCGTCACGCTCGATGCGATCGATGGTGTATCCGTAGACCTCGCCGCGCAGGTACATGGCGAACTCGTCAACCACGCCGTCGATGTAGTGGTGGGCCTTGTCGCGCTGCTGCGCCGACAGGCGTTTGTTGCCCCACTCTTTGAGGGCGTCCTTGGCTGTCATGTAGGCCCAGCCGCTGCGCCAGCTGTCCCAGCGGCAGTGGTAGGGGTTCTCGCGCAGTCGCGCCTCGGTATCGCCGCGCAGCTTGGTGCCGGTGCTGATGGTGGATCCACTGTGGACGTAGGCCCACACCGGCACGCCGACGAGCACGCCGTCGGCGATGTCTTGCCCGATCTGGTCGAGCTCGTCGTCGGTGCAGGGCTGGCTGCCCAGCGTGGTTCGTGCGCTGCCTCGGTAGGCGATCTTGACGATGTCGCTCTCGGGCGGCTCCGCGTCGTCGTCCTGGTAAATGACAGCGACGATGTCGGGATTCGAGCTGGCAAGCTCTTTGACTTTGTACATGTTGGACTCCGGTTGGTGCCCCAGTTGGGGCGGGTTGTGCGCCGGTGGCGCGGGTCAGTTATCCAAGCCCTCCACCAAGCTGCGCAGCTGCTCGATCGCCTGGTTCAGCATGCCGACAAACTCAGCATCGTCGTGAGCGTCGGCCGCCTCTCGGACAACGAAATGCAGGAGCGTGTCACTGATGGCCTCCACCTGCTGGGTGGTGGTGGCGTAGCTGTACTCGCCCCCGATGTAGTTCTTGACCGCCAGTTGCTGGCGCTCTGTGAGTGTTGTCATGTCAATTCCTCTGGTACTTCGACGGTCTCGCCCATCTTGCTAGTAACGTAGCAGCGCATGGCTGCGATCAGGTAAGTGGGGCCGTAGTAGTCCGAGCCGTCACCTTTCCAGTTACGACAACGCCACTTTATTAGGGAGCAGTTCGTGTCCAATAGAGGTTCTGGCGCCAACAATTCCCGCTCAATGATTGGCCCGCCTTGGGCCCAGTCGGTTGAGTAAGGTGGGTAAACAGGGGTCTGCACTTCTGTTTTGTACGGGCACTGCTTGTGGCATTCGTAGTCAGAACTCCAGTTGTCTCCGTCACTGCCATCTCTAAAGTTCATGTCAGGGTGGTTGCAGTATTGGGTAGCCTCATCTCGCCCTTGGCGTTCTTCGTAATGGCGGCAGTCAAAGCATCTGGAAGGGCGAACTACAGGTGCCCAAACGTAACCCTCACATTTCGCCACCAGCCAATCAAGCTGGGTGGGTATGGCTTCTGATACTTTGATGGTTTTCATCTCAGGCCTCCTTGGGGTCAAACGTCGGCAGCGGCGCGTAATGCGTCCAGAAGTCGTATGCCGGGTTGTAGTTGCCGTAAGCTGCCACGCCGGCGTAGCGGTTCACAAGCTGGAGCTTGCCGCCGCGCTGGGTGGTGGCGTCGATCTTTCGGTAGTGGTAGCCCTTGTCGACCACCACGGTCTTGTCGGTGTTCAGGCGGATTTGGCCTGTCGGCGCGTTGGCAAGGTCCGGGCGGTGTACCCCGCTTGCCATCGCGGCCTGCCAGCCGATCCAGACAAGGACTGCGCGGGTGTTCTTGTAGTCGCCGGTCTCGCCGTGGGCCAGCGCCCACGCCTCGAAGCGTTCGCGCTCAGTCATGCCCGCCCCTTGCGCGCCAGCTTGGCGTCACGCTTGGCCTGGACCGCTGCGTTCCACTCCTGCACCTCCAGACCCTGCTCCAGGATCTGCCCGCGCACAGTTGGCTTGCGCTTGCTTTGGCGTTTGGGCGGCACATAGCCTGCGCTGTCTGACACCGCGCTGGCCAGCGCGGAGAGTGCCACCAGCGCTGCAAGCGACGCGGTCAGGTTGCTTCTCGATTTCATCATTTGGTACTCCTTGTGCGACGCATCAAGTCGACGGCGTCTTGGTTTCGTTTGGCCACGGTGCAGTTCATGCCGCCTCCTTGCGCAGCCCGCCGCGCGGGCCCAGGCTCAGGACGATGTCGGGGTACTCGCCCAGCTCCTCGAAGTTGGCGGCGATGTGGACGCTGGCATCGATGCGCTGGCCGTACCCGTCAAGCTCTCGCGCGGTGGCCTCGAAGTCGCGCACGGCGGCGCCGATGGTGAGGTAGGCGACGGCGTCTTCGAGCGCGTCGCCCCCCGTTCGCAGGTAGCAGTGGGTCATGGTTTGAACTCCAGTTCATGCCCCAGTCGGGGCGGGTTGTGGGTCAGCGCACCAAGTGATGTCGAACATCGCCTGGTGCGTGAGCATCTCAGACCTCCTTGCTGTCGAGGTAATTCACCAGCGCGGCGATGCCCCCCTGGCGTTTCACAATCTCGGCAAGCAGGCGCTTGGGCTTGTTCTGGATCGCGTCCAGTTCCTTGATCTTGCCCTCCTCGGAGGCGATCAAGCCGTAGATGGTTGCGTCCGTCATCTTGCTGACGTCGGCGCCGTTGACGAGGGTGACGGTGGTGATTTCGATGTGTGCGTTCATGGTGATTTCCTTGGTGGTGGTGAAAGGCAGGGAACAGAGTTTGTCGATCGAGTCGACGAGGGTTTTGACGTCACTCAGGTGGTCCCTGAGTTCAGTCTCGGCGAGGGTGGGCTCGCCCTCCCAGAAGTTGTTGCAGGCGCGATGCTGAAAGGTGTCGTCGCCTTCGACTTTGCTCAGGTCCCAGCGGGCGGTGAAGTAGCGCCTCAGGATTTCGCGGCTGTACTTGTCGGGGAGCGGCACGCCCAATTCGTCCCGACGATGAAGTCGGGTGCACGCGTCGTTGATAGCGTCGCGCTTGGAACTTGCCGTGTTGATGGCGCAGGGAAAGGACTTGTAAAAGGCCCCGTCGTTCTCCAGCACCAGGGCGATTTCCCTGAGTTGCTCGCCGTTAAGTCGTGTGAGTTCAGACATCGCCCGCCCCCATATCGACAAGCTCTTCGTGGCGCCCTATCAACAGGCATATCGCCACGCCGGCCGGCGCTTCTCGCCCCGACTGGGTGATCGCGCCATACCAGAACGCGAGGATCATCTTGCGACCGGTCGCGCTTTTGGGCTTGATGTCGTTTGTACGCAGCATCGAGCCGAGGGTGCGCTTCAACACGGCGGTGTTGAGCTCGACAGATACCGGGGGCGTGTTCAACGCTTCGACGATCTCGCGCATCTCGGCGTCCGTGGCCTCCACGAGCCTGCAGATCAGCCCGCCGTCTGCCCCGCACAGGTAGTTCTTGTCGCTGAGGTGCACGGGGCATTTGATGCCCTCAGATTTGTTGGGTATTGGGTGACTCACTTTGAACTCCAGTTCATGCCCCAGTCGGGGCGGGTTTGCGAGCGGCGCGCCGCTCGTATTTGATTTGGCCCTCAAGGCGCTTCAGGGTCGCTCCCAGCGACGGTGTCGGTGCTTGGTAGAAGGCCTTGCGGGCCTGGCCGTGCTGGGCCAGCAGTTGGTCAAGGTGGGTCACTTCAACACCTCCTCGATCTGGCGCTCGATGCGCCACAGGGCGAGTTCCTTGTCGCTGACGCGGGGGGTGGACGTGGTACTCCCCCTCCTCGTGGTCGTAGACCCTGTCGGGGTGCCGCCTGTCGAAGCGCCCCCACCCGCGCTGGGCAAACATCGAGCCAAAGGCGGCCGGCCCGAAGTTGAAGTTCAGGGCGACGTAGTCCTGCGTTCGCAGGCTGTAACTCCCGACACCGTCGTCGTGGGTCAGTTCCAGCCTCACGAATGGGGCAAAGTGCGGGTGCCCGGCCAAGTGCCCGGCGACGCAGGCAATCGTGCCGCACTCCGTCTTGTACTGCCGCAGGTCAAGCGCCGCATCGGGGACTGCCGAGATCACGGTGTGCGCCAGGCGCAGGTTGTCAAGGATGGTCATGCTGGTTCCTTTGCGGTGTGGGCGTCACGGGTCAACTCCGAAATCATGAAGGCGAGCAGGCGCCAGCGGGCAGCGCCATAGGCGCTGTCGGGGTCCCACTGGTCATCGGTGTTGTTGTAGGCCCTCGCCGGGTCACAGCCTTCGGAGGGCACCGGGTAATCCGGGTGGCCGGAGTACTCCGGCCAAGCCTTGAAGAGCGAGCGCTCAAGCCTGGTTCGTTGCTCGTGTTCAACCTCGCCGTGCAGCTCCCAGGCGAGGTTTGAGCAGATGCCCACTGGTCTTCTCACAGTTTGGGGGTCATCCCGGAACTTGACGAGGGCATCCAGTACAAGGGCTTTTTGCTTGGCGAGGGTCTCGGCGACGTTCATGTTGAACTCCAGTTGGTGGCGCCAGTTGGCGCCGGGTTTGTGCCAGTTGGCACGGAATTTGGGCAGGTCACCCGACAACGCCAAAGGCCAGGTCTTGGGTCTTGGGCCTTGGTCGTGACGTTGTCGGGGTTCCGGTCAAGCCAGCTTGCGTACATGCCGGGCTGGCGCCGGTTGGGAGGTAGCACGAAGCCCCGGCCGCAGCCGGTATCAACGCTTCGTACAGTCCGAGTCCTGGGGTCTATGTGCGCCTATAGCCGCTCCCGCTGGGGAGGGCCTCCAGGTCCCGGTAAACGTCCCCGTGCTGACGCGGGGCAGTGATTAGTTTGTATCTGATTTCATGTGGGGTTGGACTCGGGATGGGTGCACCAGTTGGTGCGGGTTTGGACTCTGCTTAATGCACCAGTTGGTGCGGCCCGAATTATGTAGGGGGAACACCTACATACCTTGTCATCCTCTTACGTTTGTTACGTTTGTCTAGGTCAACCGACGGAAGGTATTCGGGCTTGTCTGTAGGACAACGCCTCTTTCCTGTGTGGGCCGCGGGTCAGTTTCCGATTACCCAGGATGAGTTGCCGGGGCCGTGGGGCAGGTTCTGGTCGCGCCTGCCGATTCGGCGCAGCGCGCTTGCGGGCTCACCCATGTCAGCGGCAAACAAACGCACGTCTCGCCACCGCGCGGGTGGGGCAAGGTCGGGGCGCGTGGTTTGCAGTTGGTCGCCGCTGTCGCGCCAGCATGTGCGGCGCGGGTTGGCTGGGTCGGGGTCGGGGTCTGCGCATGGCGTCCAGCCGGGTTCCACCATGTAGGTGGGGTCAGCCGGGTCGGCGCAGGCCATCCACATCTCGGTCCAGGCATTGACCTGCTGCATGGTCAGGGACGTGGGCTTGGGCGCTGGTTTGGGTTTGGGCAGGGCTTTGGACTCGGGCAGGGGTTCGCACCCACAGCTGATCACGCCGCCGGGCACAAGTGTGCTTTGGCTCTCATACGTGGTTCGGCCACACTGGCACAAGCACTGCCAGACCACCTTGTTGACGGCTTTCACGGAGCTTTGGCGGGCCACCACGGTCAGCCTTCCAAACGTGTGGCCCACGAGGCCCCCTGAAGGGGCCTTGCGCTTGGCCAGGCTCTGCTTCAGGTATTGCGTGCACCCGCAGCTGGTTTTCTTGCCCGAGGTCAGGGCGCCGGCCCTGGCGTCGGAGAGCTGACCGCAGTCGCAGGTCGTCTCCCAGACCACGGCCCCGGAGCTGGAGCTGCGGCCCTTCAGGCGGGTAACGGTCAGCTGCCCGTAGACGCGCCCGACAAGATCCGCTTTGGGGCCCGGGTAGGGCTCGTTTGAGCCCGGTAAACAGTGGATGCGAAGGGTCATGGCGCTTGGCTCGAAATTTGTGCAGTTTATCCCCTGGCTCGAAAAGCATCCAGGATGCCAATTTTCAGGGAAATGAGTGTTTACGCGGCCTGCGGGGTACCTCATTTGTTTCTCGACCTGGAAAACCGCAGGGGGGTCTAGGGCACAAGCAGCAAACTTGCGCAAGAACTTCAAGCTTGAGCAAGCGATTCATGCGGCCTAGATCCCCTAGCCTTTGTATAATCTGTCTAATAAATATACCTTTCTTGTATTCTTCTAATTCCTTGTACTTTGCATAGTGCAGAGTTCAAAGCTTGAGACCATGCTAGGCCAGAAGGTTACCCAACTTGCCCATCTGCCCCTTGGATTTCGAGGATATACAGACGCTCAAGTCGGACTCGGGCTCGGGCTTGGGTTTACGCCAGCACGCCGAACAGCGCTGCCATGGCCCGCTGCTGGCGGTACTCGCGGCTGCCGGGGTTGATCGGGCTCAGTTCTGGGGCCACCCAGAAGTCCTGAACCAGACGGCTTTCGCCGTCATAGCTGTACACGCGCCCCTTCAGGCGGTGCGCTCGCTTGATCGCACTCACCAGGTTGGGGGTGGCGCGCCCACTGCGCACGAAGAGCGGGGTTGGATGGTTCGGATCGTCCGGACGCTTGACTAAATAGAGCATGGTCTTGCGGCGCCAGTTGGCGCGGGTTGGTTGGCTCGGGTGTGCCGGGCTTTGGGCATGGTTCCCGACGTTGTCGGGGTCTGGTTTCAGGCTCAGAATGGCCTGGATTCGCAGAAAAACAACGAAAAAGGTCGTTTTTCACGCAAATTTTTGGGGGTTTTGGCGCTTGGTTAGTGGTCACTAACTTAGCCCCGTGGTGGACTAACCCCGGTTGTCAGGTGGTCACCGCCGGATCACAGCACGCTGGCGGATCCCGTACGCCTGCTGCATCCGGCAGTCGTACACCCACTCCAGGTGGTGGGCCGTGTCCACGATCTGGCCGCTGTGTCTGACCGTGGTGGCGACCCCGTCCGGCGCCACGAGGCGCCACTCAAGGGGTGCGTAACCCCGGTAAACCTTGATCTTCCCAATCGTGCAGGTGTGAACCATGCGTGGACTCCCTTCAAATTGGCGCAGTCGCGCCGGTTATGCACCGGATTGGTGCGTAATTTGGGTTTCAGATGCGCTCTGGGTTGAGAACGCAATTGAAACCGGGCCAGACTTGGCCCTGGTGGGTTAGGTTTCCGCCATTTCGTCCCACTCGCAGTTTTCCCTCCAGATCCGCAGTGACTTTGCCCCAGACTGTTCGGATCTACCATCGAAGTGGTACCACACATCCTCGGTGGTGCAGCTGTACTTTGCCGCCAACACCGCCGTGGGTGTTTGCTTCAGCGTCCACTCGGGCGTGTGGCCCCTGTCGTAGCTGGCATGGCAGATCCCGACCGTGTCGCGCACCACTGCCACGCGGTCGCCCCAACTGGCTCTCCCTGCTTCCTCCAAGCTGTCGTACAGGTCGAGTTGCTCTTGAGCGCCGATACCGACCCACAGGCCAGACCCCTCGTAAAGCCAGGCTACCGCCTCTGAGACGGTGTGGAACCTTTGGGTAATGGTGGTGTTGTTTGTGTTCATGTTTTATCTCCAGATTGAGGTCGAATCGAAGTTGATTCCCACTGCACACCGACACGATGCACAGTGGGAATAGACCCCCGAAAATGGGCGCGGACCTGCCCCCGTCAACGTCAGCGCTCACTGACTTTTCAAACTTTCTGCGACAACGTCCCCGACAACGTCAGCGACCTTGTCCAGGTCCAGGTCCGGGTCCAGGTCCAGGTCCAGGTCCGGGTCCAGGTCCAGGTCCCCGTCAACGACCACACCGGCGACAACGCCAAACTCTTGGCACACGTGCACGTCACCAGCCCCGTCACCAGCCCCGACAACGTCTCTGATGGGGGCCCTTGTCCGTGACGTTGTCGGGGTCTGCGTCTGCGTCAAGATCGCAGTCAGAGACCTTGTCGGGGTTCAGGTTCAGTCCTCCAGCCGGACCCTCACAGCCCCGATGATGAAGGCCACGACAGCCCCGACCATTAGGTGCATCGGAGCTGGGTCGCCAGGTGCCGGGAACACGCTGGAGACAAACGCCCCGGTCATGCAAATCAGACCGACCACGAGCATAAGGAAGGCGGAAACGTATTTCATTTTGGACTCCAAAATGGTGCAGTCGCACCGGGTCAGTACCAAAAGCGGCACACCATAAGCGTGGGATTGCCTATGGTGTGCCCCCAGACGTTGGCGTTGTCGGGGGCAAGGGGTCAGGCCAGCGCCAGCCCAATGGCGGCAGCGTACTGCCGCCGCTCCAGGTCGGCCTTGAAGTCGGCCTTCTGGGCATCCCAGGAGGGCCGGCTGCGCACAGCCTCCCGGTCAACAGCCCTGTCCCAGGCAAGGTCGACGCGGGGCAGGCCGAAATCGGCGTGGAAGGCGTCCTGTTCGGCCTGCTGGGCCGAAAAGGCAGCGGTGTAGTAGGCGTAGTCGCGCTCAAGGTTGGTCATGGTCATGGTCATGGTCAATCTCCAAAAATGGTGCAGTCGCACCGGGCTATGCCAAACGGCAAACCGAAACCTTGGGGCTTTGGTTTGCCCACTGCCTTGCAGTGAGCTGGGGTTGGTGGCGGTGAGGCCACCAGGTTGCGTTGCTCGCCAGCGAAGCCTGTTTTTACAGGCGTGAAACGTCCTGACCGTGACTGGCTATAGGTCAGGGGTAAGCGGCACCAGTCATGCCGTTATGCGGTTGTTCGACGCCCGCGGGATACGTCATTGCGATTCTTGAGGCAATTGTCATCACTCACACCGTCGCGGTGAGTGCAGCGCCCTATCAAACACCTGATAAGGAAATAGTGTGGCCTAATCTACCCGGCCACTAGATCCATAATACTTACGTAATTCTGGTTCACGCATACGTTGGGTACATATGAAACCCTTCCCGACAATAGCCAATTAATTGTCTGTTACATTGTCGGTGTATTAGCTTTGCTCCACGTTCTCCCATTTGTCAACGTCCTAACCTAATACCACGGATGATAAGTACGGTTAGTGTTTGGTCGTCAAACGCTTGCAACTGCTAATGAGTGTTTTCGGCATAAGGTAGCGGTTATCAATGGGAAACTTTCCCCGCTAAATATAAACCCGACGGTTAGCAGCGTATGCGGCACATTATCGACCCACCATGTATAACCTCACGTATGAGGCTTAACAATAGCGGGCTAACACGCTGCACAGTGCTAACCTATCGCATCGGCTACATACCGCGAGGGTCTGTAGCCTAAAAGAACGTCTCGCTTAGCGTCCAATGGCACGAATGCCACTTGACACTATCGAAGTTTGCCCCGCTATCGGGTGCCATTAGGGTAAACCCTTAGTGCTGCCAACCCGGCAGGGTTGGCAGGCTAAGAACTCACGTATTAGAACGGGGCTTCAGCAGCAGCAGCAGCAGCAGCAGGGGCAGGGGCAGGAGCAGGGGCAGGGGCAGGGGCGGGGGACGGGGCAGCGGCAGGAGCAGGGGAAGCGGCCGCGGCGGCGGCAGCAGCCACCGCGTCGGCTTGCATCGC